AGTCCAGCTTGTTTACCAGCTAATGAAAGGTCTTGACATGGGAAGCTATAAGTGAAAATATAATCATATTTATCAGTATCATTTATTTCTAATCCTTTACCTGTTACCCTTGAAATATCTACAAGATTATTTGCCCATTGAATGGAATTGTAAATTAATTGTAATTTCTCTAATTGCATTCTCTTTAATTGTTCTAATTTAGCAGGCTCATTGTAATTTGCAGATACTCCTAGTTCAAATAACTTTTGAGCAAGTTCATCCCTGGTCATTTCTCCACAATAATCCTTACCATAATTAGGTAACTCATCCTTATGTAATTCTGCATATGATATGATTGATGGAATAGCCCATTCACAAATCCTATGATGTGTTACTCTTTTTTTAAACTCTTCATCTCCTAAAAGATAGCGAAGTCCAAGGGCCTGACTGCCGTAACCCGCAAAACATTCGATAAGTTTTATGTCGCCATCAATATGATACTCATCATAAATCATATCAAATAAATTTAAATTTTTCAAAATATCAACTCCTTAATCTTGTAATTCAGCTCCTACAAAACTTGGAGCGTCATCATCTTCTAGTGTAACTTGTAATGGTGTTGCACCATTTAAATTACAACAGTCATCTTTGTTAGGATTGAAATTATCTCTCCAATAAAGGTAATGTTCTAGTACATCTTCACATACTGATACATTTGGAATCTTAATCTTACTTAAAATTTCTTTCTTAACATCTAATGGTAAATGATTATATCCACCCTCTTTTAAAGTATGTTTAGAATAATCAATATCAAACCATTTCTTAATCCAAGTATTAACTCTTAAGAATTCTACAATTGCTTTATTGATTCCTAGAGAGTTTAATTTTTCAAAATCCATAAATTCTGGAATTAATGGACTTAATCTAATTGCAACATCAAATCCATTATCTTGTAATTTTTTAATAGCTTCAATTCTCTTACTTGGTAATGATGCTTTCTCATAATCTAATTTAAGATATAAATCATCATCTAATGTTGTTGTAGTAATTTGAATATGTGCTAAATCTTTTCTCATAATTTGTAAATATTCATCATTTGCAACTATATGTGATTTAGTAACAATTAGATAATGAATATCATACTTATTTAATATCTTGATTGTTTCATATGTAACTCTGTGTTCAAGCTCACAAGGTTGGAAACAATCAGTCATACCACCAAGTCTTAATGTTGTTCCTTTAGGTAGTTTTTTGACCTTATTTTCAATTTTCTTTAGACTAGCAACACTTGGTTCATCTGGGTTCCAAAGTCCTCTAAAATCAAGTAAAGAACGTGCATAACAGTAACTGCAGTTATGATAACATCCACATCCATAAGTATCTAGTCTAGTTGGGTAGTGACATTTATTTCCTTCCCCACCACCTACAGTTTTGAAAAAACTTTTAAATTCCTTTGCCATTTAATTCTCCTTATTTTAAAATATTACATATTACATAATCTATAATTTTATCACTGTCTAATAATCCAGCCTTTAATCTATAATCAATTGTATTTAACAATTCATATATCTCAATCAGTTTTTCATTACTATATTTACCACAATTATATTTAATTGCCTTAAACTGATTTGCAGTTAATCCTAATTTCTCAGGAGTTGGATTGACACTCATTTGAATGTCTATTATATTCTTAAATTGTCTTAATAATAATGTGATTAGTCCTACAGGTTCTACATCAATTAAATCAATAACTTTAAGGATTTGATTGACTGCATCATATTTCTTTTTAGTTATTGCATTTATTAAATCAAACACTGTAAAGTTGCATAAATCCATATAACCATTTTCTTTATTAATTAATAAGAATATTCTCATTCTATCCTTTTCATCAAATACTGCAATTTTATCTATCTCATTTTCCAATCTTAATATATTATATTTAGTAATCTCACATAACCACTTTATTGCCTTAGGGTCCATCCCCTTTAATCTTTCTTCTGCATACATGGTTATTTGCCAATCAGTTAATTTTGGAAATAGATAGACATAATCAGTAAGATTATTTTCTATATCTTTTTTAATTTTCTTACATTTAATAATGCAATTCTCTAATCCATCAATATTGACAATATTATTTTCAAGCTCATCAACATCTACTACATTTAGATATGTTGTAGTGTCAAAAAATATATCATCCTTTAATGATAGTAACTTTTCAACACTATCAACATAATTCAATTCTAGATTACAATTCTCACAAATTGCATTGATATATGTATTAACTAAAAAAGAGTTATCTTCATACTTAAATATCTTAAAACCATTGTCTAATTCTTTGTTTAAGATATTCTCTTTTAATAACTCTAATGATTTCATTCATCCCACCCTATCTCTTTTTGGACATAATATAAATCTAATAATGATTTAAAACATTTAAAATATTTAGATGCTTTGTCCATTGCAATTTCTTCTACTTGTAATTTTGATTCTGGCGATTTACCAGTATTTATAATTAATATTCGGTCAACCTTTAAATTATTTTCTCTGACCAATTGTTCATAACTACTTACTTGAACTTTTTGTTCAGTATTAATTTGTTTACTTGTTTTGATATCTATTATAGTCCACTTTCCATCTACTTTACAATATAAATCAAGGAATCCACCATATCTATATGTTTCACTTACTAATCTCTTTTCAATTTCAACATCTTCAATAGTATGTTGATTTTCCCATTCTAGATATCTATAGAATGCATCTTCAGCTGTTTTCAAGTCATAATCATCATACTTTGAAATATCTACTTCAGTGTGTAATAAATGAGATTGAATGATTGTATGAATTAAATCTCCAACACTTGCACTATGTGTGACATATTCAGTAACATCTACTCCCTTTTTACCTAAATTGTTTGCCCATTTAACTAGAAATGGTTTATCTAATAATTTTAATATTGTTGTAGCACCTGGAACTTTAGTACCATCTTTAAGTTTTAAGACTCTACTATCATCTTTCTTTTCTTTTTCTTCCATTAACTTATTCCTTTTGATAATTTCCAAAGTTCTATTAAATAATTAGTTAATAAATCTTCTCTTTTAAATCTACTATCATTTAATCTAATTGCATATTTTTGAGTTAACATATAATAACTGAAATAATTACTATTTGATATACATGAACATTTTAATTTATATAACATTAGTTTAAAGAATGTATTAACATTGAATTTTCCATATTGGTCTTTATAGTTAAATTGTGATGTTATTGATAACATATTTGAGAAATTAGCATCTTGTAATTTCAAAATTATAGTATCACATAATCTATCTAGTGATTGTAAATCTTCATTTACAATATCATTCATTTGACCAGGTGTAGTACATATATTTAATAATATAGGTTTATTCTCATCAGATGCTAGTGTATATGCAATATCATCCATTAAGAATTCTTTACTATATCTTTCAAACTGATATATTATACATCTATTTAATATTGTATTTAACACCAAATTTTTATTATTTACCAATACACATACAAATGTATAGGCATCATAATCTTCTAGGAATTTTAATAATATATTTTGGTCTTTAACTTCTTCTATATCTATAGTATATAATGTAGGTACTCTACTTACTTGTATTTCTGCAATTAAATCATTTGATATTGTTTCAGTTATATCTTGATACTCAAGCTCTTTCATTTCAGCAATATCTTTTGAAAATAGATGTTTACCACATCCATCATCTCCTAACAATATAAATGCATGTGGTAGAACTTTCATATTCATAAATGTATTAACTAATTTTTCTTGACCTCTTAATTGCAATTAAATCAACTCCTATTGAATAATAATATTATACCGGCAATTAAAAATATAATCAAGTATAATCCTAAAGTCAATGCAATTGGGAACCATAATGGGAACCATACCCAAAACCAAGTAAATGATTCAGGAAATACATTTGTGACTTTTAAAATTAAGAATACTAACCAAGTAATAAATCCCATAGATTCTAAGCTAATACTTGCAACTACTGTTTTTGGACTATTATCATATTCATTAATAGTATACATTTTAAACTCCTCTACACATTTTAATCATCATAACTTCAATAGTGGAGAATAGATTTGTATCATACTTGATTGCATTTTTGATTTCTAATATTCTATCTACAAATCTAGAGTAGTAAGTTTTACTATCTCCTTCTCCAACCGTATATATTAAATCTTCTTCGAATATTCCAGGAATTTTAATTGAATCTAAATCCCTAAATATACTATACTTAAATAAATCCAATGCAAAATCTAGGAAATGTTCAATGAATAATTTCAAATCATACCCCTTATTATACAAGTCTTCTATTGTGGTAATTACTAAATTATCATTTCCATCTATTATTGCATTTGTTAAATCAAACATTATTTTATAGGAGAAATCTCCTAATACATCTAGTGTTGTTTCTATTTTAAAATCAGTTGAGTATGCAGCAACTTTATCTAATAAAGCAATTGCATCTCTCATTCCACCATTTGCTAACTTTGCAATGTAATCAACTGATTCTTCATAATTAGTAAATTTTTCTTCTCTACAAATCATAAGTAATCTTTCTTTAATCTTATCAGTTGGAATTCTAGTAAGATTGAATCTCATTACTCTATTTAATATTGTATCCGGTATCTTTTGTGGGTCAGTTGTACAAAAGATAAATATAGTATATTTTGGTGGTTCCTCTAGACATTTAAGAAATGCTTGCCAAGCTGCATTTGTAAGAACGTGACATTCATCTATAATTATTACTTTATATGTACTAATGTCTCTTTCACTTGCGTGGTCAACTATATTTCTTATTTTATCTACACCATTATTAGATGCAGCATCTATTTCAATTGGATGTCCTTCTCCATTATTTATCATATTTGCCATTATTCTAGCGATAGTTGTTTTACCACATCCTGAAGAACCTGTAAATAAATAAACATTCTTAAAAGTCTTTTCAACTATTTGTTTATTTAAACTTTCTACAATGTGTTCTTGAGAAACAACATCACTAAATTCTTTTGGTCTATATTTAGTTGCTAATGTTTCCATTTAATTTATCACCAACTTTATATCTTATTTATTACATCAATTTCATCCATTGGTAACCAACCAAACCAATTTTCTACAAATGATGTGCAATTTAAATCATTAAATCCTATTCCTGATACTTTAATCATGTTACCCATAACTTGTGTTACTTCCACTTGATAGAATCTTCCTTTAGGTAATCTACCATTGTTCCAATTAATTAAATTACTATCTTGATTATAAATAGAATCATTCAATCTAATTAGGTAACATTTATCAGTTTCCATATGTAATTTGTCATTCTTATTAATTTTATAGTGTTCTTCTTCAACTTTAACTAGGTTTGCATATTTTAATTTATTTAATTCTCTAGTTAATCTTTCACTCATATAGACTGTCTAATAGCCCTTATTTGTTTATCTACTTCATCATTAACTTCATTCCAAAGTTTTTCCTTTTCTTCTTCTAGATTAACATTATCTGGATTATTAATAACTTTCTCCATTGTAAATTCAACCTTTGCTGAATTAAAGTTACCTAGATTTAAGGTAAATGATGATGTTGCGATAATCCTTGTAGTTTCAATATCTTTCATTTACATCACTCCTACTTAAAATTATAACACTATTTAAATTATTTGTCAATTGTTTTCTTCCTCTAACTTTTCAACTAAGAATTTCATTAACTTTTCATCTATAATAAAAAAGTTTTCTTGTTCAGGACCAAAGTTGAATGCTATACAATTTTCATCAGCTCTAACATTAAATGCATCAGCCCTATTTTTATCAATCCATTCCTTTTTAATTGAAAATGAATTTTTATCTTCCATACAAGTTTTGCACTCTATTAAGAGAGATGCATTAGGAACAACTACATCTCCCTTTCTATAAAGTCCTGCACCTGAGTTTGAATTTTTTTGACCATTTAATAACTTTGCAACATATGTTTCTTGTAAATCACTGAAATATCTTGTTGATTGTTTATTTTTAGTAGCCAATATTATTCACTCTCCATTTGTTCTTCTTTTAGATTAACTCCAAATTCTTCTTCAATGTTAATTCCTAACATCTTTTCAAATGAAACAACATTTGGATTATCCTTAATTGCAATCAATTCATATACTTTATCATAAATAGTTCTCCAGAAGTCTACATTCTCTTCTAAATACTTTTTAACATTAGATTCACCATTTATTTTGATTTCCTTACCCGTAGAATCAGTTATTGGTTGTCCAGTGTCTAAATTAATAAAATTATACCAACTATTATTAATTTTATTTATGATTCCAAAATGAGTTGCAACTTCAATAGTATCCCATAATACATCAATACCTTTAGTATAGTGTAGATGACATCTTCCAAGTTTTCTATCCCACTTACAGAATTTTGTCTTTAATACTGCCATTTCAATAACATGTCCTGCTGGGCTACCATCTGAACATTTTTCACCAGCTTCATTAAAGAATTCTCCACGTTTAAATCTTAATCTTAATGAACAAGCTCTCTTCCAAGCATTTCCACCTGCAGTTTTCTCTGGATTTCCAAACATACAGTTAGGGTCTAAATACAAACCATTAATACCTATAAATGTAGTCTTGTATCTATTAATTAAACCTGTGCTTCTCTTAACAAAGTCTGAAATACATTTAGCAAGTGTACCCATATCTTTCTTTTCCATACCAGCATTACTTACTTGTTGTGGTGCAATGGCAACTAAAGAGTCGAATATTACTAATCCAATTTCTCCTGTTTTAATACCATTGATAACAATATCAAATAATTGTTCAGCGGATTGACCGGCTGCCTTTACATATACTGTTCTGATTTCTTCATCATTCATATCATATCCTGATTTAATTGACCAAGTAGGGTCAGCTGTACCCTCAGCATCTATAAATAAGATATGTTTTCTTTCTTCTATTGGTTTCTTCTTTTCTTGTCTAATAAAACATCCTGCCATTAAGAATGCTGCAGTAGTTTTACCAGATGATTCTGGACCAACTAATTCAATAAAACAAGCTCTAGGGATTGAGTTATATACACAGAAATCCCAACTAGGAGTTCCTAGAGAGAATGTCTCTTTGAATCCATCTAATTTAACACCATACACAGCAAGATTATCCATCTTGTATGTTTTATTAATATCTTTTATAAAACTATCTAATGACATTAGTTACTCCCTTCATTAAATGGGTTTACATAATCAGAATAATCTTTTTCATTCATTCTCTTTGAGATTATTTTAGATAATGTTTTTACCATTTCATTTGCACTTTCAATTTTTGTTTTAATAATTCTAAAACTTCTAGCATATATTGCATTCACTATGCTATCATTCATAGATGCTGATTCCGCATATGCTCTATTTTCATCAACAGTTGTTTTCTTACCACTTGCAATATTTTGTATTTGATTATCAGAATATGCTTGGTTATATTTAATTTTTACATTCGCTTTAGATAAATCATCATATAGTCCTAAAAATTCTCCTTTAGAACCTAAAAAGTATATTGCATTTGTTAATTCTAGGAAATATTTCTCTAGTACTGCATCTGATACTAAATCTGCATTAATAACATCTCTATTGATGTCTTTCATTATATCATCTAATACTTGAGTATATTCATTAACAATATCATCACTGATTGTTCTTATATCATTTACATTTTCATCTATATACTTTTTTATATTTTTAATTTCATCTAAATTAATTGTAGTTTCCATTAGACCACCTACTTTTCAATTTCTACGAACTTATTGAAATCACATTTCATAAATGTTCTTAACTTTTCAGTTGAAATTATATAGAATTTATACTTATCTTCAAGAACATCTTTGATATTAATTGATTTCTTACCATCATTTTTCATCTGTTTAATTGTTCTAACATTTACCCATATTACTACATCATGTTTACTGAACCATAATAATACTCCAGGATATGTTCCTAATTTATTATCATATTCTAGTAAATCTTCATATTGTGTCAGCTTTGCAAAATTAAATGTGTTCTCCTTTGTTTCCTTACATTCAATCATAAATAATTTACTGAATGCAAATCCTAAATAATCACAAATATTTCTAGACTGACCATAATATCTACTTTGTTGGTCTGGCAATCTAATAATTGTATTATCAGGGAGACTAGTTTCCCAATCTCCCTTTACTTTTGCTTCAAATTTCTTACCTAAACTATATGTCAAGATTATTCTCTCCTAGCTTCTGGAATCATATTTGTAATATTTCCACGAGATAATACAAATGATTGACCATTACCAAAGTTGAATAATAGAATATCTTCAGAACAATTATCAATAATTACTTTTAAATTATTAATATCAATGATTGCCTCATATCCATCAGTTACATTTGAATTTAAGATATCAATTTCTTCCTTATTTTCTTCTTTTGAATCATAGATGACTACTTTATCAGCACTGAACTTAAAAATACCAAAATCCTTTAAAGAATCATCTCTAGAGTTGTTAAATAATAATAATCTAGATAGTGCTTGTGATAATGCTAACTTGTCAATTGTAATTTGATGTGGATATGACATTTTTACTCTATCTCTAATTGCTTTAACTGGGAACTTACTTAATAAGCTTTCTTCAGTTGATGTGATAGATGTAATAATGATATCTTCATTTTCAAATCTTACTTTAGTTTGAATTAAACCACTCTTAAGTTGGTCATATCCAATAGTAAACTTAACATTATCTCCTTCAAATAACTTAAATAACTTAACTAGTTTTTGATTTAATAATAATTTAATTGGTTGACTTAAACTAAAGTTATTTACACATGCACCTGTTGTAAATGTAATACATCCTTGTTCATCAATGTAAAATAACTTTTGAATTGGGTTAACAACCTCATTTTTATTTAATTCCTTTAAGTTATAATTTAAGATACTTGATAAATAATCTACAGGAATAGTAAATTCAGATGTAGGATTATTAATTACAATTTCTTCTAATTTTAATAAATCATTTCCTTCATAAATTAATGGGAACTTATAACTACCGTTTGCCTTTGCAATTAACATTGTTGATGTTACACTTAATTCAATTTGTTCAGTAGTTAATTTAGAAATTAAATTTAAGAATAGTTTTGCATTAACAACTGCTCTAAAATTTTCATCTTGAATATCATTAATAGTTGCTCTTACATAATAATCTTTGTTAGTAACATTTAAATATAATTTACCATCAGTAACTACTAATTCTAATTTGTCACCTACAGCTGTTTCATTAGGCGATGCATTCTTAACTGAATCGTTATCTAATGCCCATAAAATTTTTGAAATAATCTTTTGTAATTTTTGTGTTTCTAGTATCATATTTTTCCTTTCATTTAATTATTTTTTAACATATTTAATAAATCTTTCTCTAATAATTCAGTATGTTCTAATTTTAATTGTTCAATTGCTTCTTCTCTAGACATTCCTGGTATTCCATTTTTATCATCACCATCTTCTAAATGTTCTAATTCATTTTGAATTTGAACTGATAATTCATCCCAATACCAATGGTCTACAATATAAGGGTCACAAGACATTGGAACATCAATATAAGGTTTTGCAGTGTCAATCATAACTTTTACTAACCTCTCAGCGGCTTTTTCAGCATTAACTTTTGGACAAGTACATAATATTTCATCATGAATTGGAACTAACATTCTTAATCCTAATTCATTTAATTCCTTATCATTATAAATATTTAACATTGCCATTTTAGTTAAAGTTGCAGCACCACCTTGAACAATACTATTTACGGATTGTCTTTCAGCTCTTGCAATCTTATTTCCATTAGAAATTATTTCAAGTTCATCCTTTAATGCACTCTCTTTGATAGCTTCTATTTGTTTCCAACCTTTAGCATCTGCAATTGCCTTTTTATATTTATTTATTAGAGTATCATTATTTCTATTTTTACAAATTAATATTGGATTGAAATCACTATTATGTTTCTTATGTTCTTCAGTCCATTCAATTGAATATTTAGGTAATGCAACATCTTCTAGATGTCTTCTTCTACCATACCAATCTTCTACATATAACAAATCTCTAACCTTTTTATGTGTGTCATCAATCCACTTTTTAACAGACGGGAATGACTTAAAGAATGTATCAATGATTTCTTGTGCTTCTTCTTTAGTCTTTCCAATTTGTTCTCCTACTGACCTTGCACCACGTCCATATAGTATGCCAAGCAAGATGCTTTTGGCCATTTTTCTTCTCTTCTTACCAGCTTTATTTTGATGAGTCTTATTTCCACATATAACTTTTTGACCATCTATTTCAATTTCAGTACCCTCAGGGTAGAATTCTAGACAATCTTCATATGGAACTCCAAATGATTGAGCTGCAATAACTGAATAAAGGTCTTTTTTATCTATGTAGGCTTGTTTCATAACTGGGTCATTAGCATAATGAGCTGTTAACCTAGGTTCTTGTGCGAGGCTGAGTAATCACTACCAACTAACATATAAGGTGTTCTTGTTTTTAATGTCTTACTCAATTACTACCACCCTCTTCCTTAACGAAGATTCTATAATATTTATCAAATTTTATAATATTTAATACAATATCTCCGTTTTCTAATATATCATCATTTTTTAAATTGTTTATTTCAATCCAACTACCATCCATTAATTGTACTTCATCACCAATATTTACATCATATGAATTATTCTCACATTCAATTTTATGTTCTACATTATCTGCACAGAATAATAAACGTAATTCATTATTTTTTGATGGAATTTGTTGTAAATTTGGATTACTTGAACTAAATCTACCTGTTACTACACCTTTTTCTTCCTTACCTGTTTGGTTAAAGTTACAATGAATCTTTCCGGTTACTGGATTTACTAGTTTTGGTAGTTTTTCAATGAAATCTGTTAATAATGTATGTATTGTTTTTCTTTCTAATAATAATTTTGCCAAAGTAAGACCATTTTCTTTATATTCCTCTAAAGTAAATTTATCAGTACTTCTTGGATTCTCTTCATCAATAGGTTGTAACTTTAATATATCATATAAAAGTATTGCTAACTGTGGTGGAGAATCATAATTAATAGGGTCTTCTAATATTTCAAGTTTAGATTTACCCAATTTATAGTAACCTTTATCATCTTTCAATGTATATCTAGGTTTACCTTTCTTATCTAATAAATTTTCCTTATCAGTTTTATAAATCTTTGGTTTAGTATTGGCTTCTTTTGATAATTTCCAATCCATTATCTTTTGAGAATACTGTTGCATTTCTTCATCCAACTTTTGATTGGCAATTTCAAACTTTTTAGTATATTTATCTAATAATCTTTGACCATATTCTTTATCGAATTTAATACCATCTAACTCCATTTCAGCAACAGGGATTATCAAAGGCATTTCGACATTCATAAATAATCTATATGGTCCTGATTGACTAGGTTGTTCTAATATTGATTTTTGATATAAATATAATTTATATGTCATAAGTGCATCAGTAGCTGCATATAAAGCAAAATAGAATGGGTCAATTACTTCATATAAAATATTAGGGAACATTGAATCAATATCATAAATAGGGTGACTAGAATCAACTTTATAATGATATTGCCACTTAAGACCTGCATTAATATCATTTTCATTAATCATTCTAGAACCTATCATTGTATCCCAATATATAGGTAATTCAACACCTAAATACATTTTAGTAAATTGATAATCGAATTTACCATTATGCATTACTACTTTAACTTTATTCTTAACTACTCTTTTAAGTTGTTCTGCACATAACTCCTTTGATACTTGTTGTATCTTCTCTCCAGTTAAATAGTTAATATGTTCAATTGGAACATATGCTGGTTTATTAGAGGGACTATATAAACATAGTCCGACTATCTTACCAGTTATAGGGTCTAATGAGTTATTTGTTTCAGTATCATATGCAAGTATGCCATCTTTAATTACATTATCAAAATATTTAACTAGTTCTTCTTCTGTTGTAATTACTTGAGTTTCATTACTATGTCTACCTAAAATACGATAAACATATCTATATAAGATATTTAACTTATCTTTAAGTAGAACTTTATTATTCTTCATTAATTTCTTAATGTCATCTTTAAGTTCTTCTTGTTCTGGGTTTGCAATCTTATCTAGTATTTCATCTACTTTAGTTTTCTTTTTAGGGATGATGAATTCATCACCCCATAAGTTAACATCTTGCATTTAATTACTCCTAATAGAATTTTCTAGGTGTTCTTACTCCATCATTAGTAGGTTGTTGTCCTTGACCTTGTGCAGGTTGACCATTTCCATTTGTCCAATTGTATGGTGGTTGTCCTTGTGGATTTCCTTGAGGTTGATATCCCTGTGGATTTCCTTGAGTGTTTCCTTGTGGTTGTTGACCATAAGTTTGTTGTCCACCATATTGTGGTTGTTGATATTGACCTTGTGGTTGATATCCTTGTTGTGGGTTATATCCACCTTGTGGTGCATATCCATTTTGTGGGAATGGGTTTTGTTCAGCTTGTTGATATGTTGGTACATTTTGTACATTTTGTTGTGGAGCATTATTTGTTTGTGGGAATGCACCTGTATTTTGGAACTGAACAATTTCATCATATGTTTTAACCATTAAGATTCCCTTTGTAACATCAAAGTTTTCAAATCCACTGAAATCAGCAGGATATGCTTGTTCATTATAAATTTGGGCATTAACTGCTGAAATATCATATACAGTCTTATTATCTCCTGCAGCACCCATTCTCTTAATCTTATAAACTACATTAGTTCCATTATCTGCAAATCTTTCAGCAAGAGTTGCTAATAACTTACTTGGTCTTTCCCAAATTGTAGGTACTAATCTAATTTGACCTGATTGTGGGTCTTGGAAATATGCTAATGCCTTAATATATGCTTTAGATGATGGATAACTTTTAGATGCACAAATTGGACACATATCAATTGGGTCCTTTGGATTTCTTAAACAAGCTAAGTTTCTCCACTTACCAGCTACACTAATCTTATGTACATCAAATAATTGGATATCATCTACTGAATTGTAAGGGAATCTTACATAAACAGTATCTCCATCATTTTTTAAATAATTGCTTAAGAACTCAACTTGACTTCTATTGTGTTCTCTTTCATCTTGTGTTTTAATATACTCACTATAATTGTATGACATATTCTTTTCTTCTTTTCCTTTCTAATTTAAATAATTTCTAAAATATGTTATAAATTCATCTCTAGATAAATCATTGACATCTTTATCTGGTGGTAAATTCAATATATCTATGAAAACATCTTTTCTAATTTTAGATATAAATTTTGATACACCAGACTTTCCTGCATCATCCCCATCTAATGCAAGTACATAATATCTAACACCTGATTTATTTAGAATATCGGCTTGATAGTTTGTTAAACTACTACCAAACAATGCAATTGCTGGAATACCATATGTCCAACAAGTTAATGCATTTATTTGTGATTCACACACTACTACTCTTTTAATATTTCTTAAATTGATGAAATTCATTAAGTATACAGGTTTTTCCACATCATGAGGAATATGAAACTCTTTTGTATTTACATTTCTACTTGTGTAGAACAAATAGTTACCTACTTCATCCCATACTGGAAATATTATACTTTCAGTTTTATCATCATATTTAATTTTAAAATCGTGAATCACTTGTGGAGTAAGTTTTCTTTTTTGCATATAGGGATGCCAAGGTTGAAAACTCTCCAATATACTCTCATCAGCATAAACAATTGGAATATGCTGTGGTAGTTCTATTTTTGGTAAAAACCATTGTTGTTGATTTGTTTTAACTCCAAATTTCTTTATCAACCAATCTGTTGCAAATTGTTCATTTCTGTCGAAACAAGCTGCAATAAATTTAGGTAATCTTCCAGACTCTTTACAAGTAAAACAATTAAATGTTCCAAATTCCTTATCTCCTGTAGTCAAACTAATTACACCACAAGAGTTATTCCTTTCATGTCCTTCACTGTGAAATGGACAAGGAACAGAAATATAACTACCTTTGTCTATTATACCATTTAATTTACCATTTGTCAACTCTTTTCTACATTCTTCTAAAATTTGCATTAATGGTGCTGAAATTAGATATCCATTTAAAATTAACTCCAATTAAATACCTCACCCCCATTTGGTTGTTCAGTCTGTGATTGATTTACATCATATCTATGTTCATAATCAGTGTTATCTAGAGATTCTCCCTCTTCAGGAATATATTTAAATGTTCCTAGATTTAAATCAGTATAGTAGGTTAATACTCTACCAACTTCTCCAGTATCTCTAGATTTTACTATTTGAACCTTAATAATATTTTTATCATTCTTATCTCTACTGATTCCTAGGACAATTGTACTATCTTGACCAATTCTACTTGAGTTTTGAATTTGGTCTAATGATATTAATTCTGGGTCATCGTCATTTTTAGTTCTATTCATTTGAGATACACATACAAATGGTATCTTCTTTAATGTTTGTAATATTCTTAAATCATATGAAATATTTGCAGCTTTCTCAAATGTTCCCTTTGCACCTCTTTCATCTTCAAGTAAAGAGTGTTGGTCAATGAATAATATATCTAAATTATATTTTTCAATGAATGCTCTTAATGCACTAACATTTGCAGGTCCACTAATATTGAAAGGAGTCAATACTTCAATATCTCCTTTTAATGTATCCTTAATATTATCAATATAATTTTTATAGTCAAGTTTAATATTTTCATTTCCATGCATTAAACTACCATTAGAAATATGACCAGCTAATGTATCAATTCTTAATGCTACTTTATCTACTGACATTTCTCCAGAATAGATACCCACATGTAATCCTTGTTCTGCAGCTTTTGTAGCAAAGAACAACATTAACCAAGTTTTACCAATACCACTTTTTGCAATAATGGTTGCTAATTCTTCTTGTCTATCCCATCCTAAAATTATTTTATCTAGTTCAGGAAGACCGGTCTTAACATAGTACTTACTGAAATTTTGTGTCTTATCAATGTATCTATCATATCTTGAAGTATCCTTTGTAATATTTACAGCTTCTAAACCTCTACTTACAGATAATTTCTCACTAGATTGTTTAAATACTTGTAAAGCCTCATCACTCTTATTTTGCATTATTAAGTTTCTAACAGTATTAAATGCATTTGCCATATCTCTAGTGTTCTTATCCCTAATTAATTCATTTAATAGATAAGAATCACCTTCTTCTACATTAATAACTTTAAAATCTGGGAATCTACTCAATAATGTTTCGTAATCAGGTGTTGTACCATACTGATTATAGTGATTCATTATGAAATTAAATTCCAATTTCAAGTCTGAGAAGAAATCTACATTTAAATTATTTCTTGTAATCAATGAGATGTCTTTTGTTCTTACTACTTTATTTAATACTTGTAATTGAATCATTATTCCACCTCAATCCCACGTTTATCTTTACCTTTAAGTTCTATTACACAACTTGAATAATTAAATATTCTAGAGTATAATCTATCCCCTAAAGATTTGCATAACTCTACACCACTTAAATTAGATGTATAGATATTTGATTTTCCTTTAGCTAATCTGGTATCAATTATACTTAATAAGTGGGATATTTCAAATTCTGTTCCTAATTTTGTTCCAATATCATCCCAAATAACTAAATCGCAATCTAACACATTTTCATTAATATGTTGAATGTACTCACTCTTTTCACTAATATTGGATTTTAATTCTAACAAGAACCTAGGAACACTGATGAATAGTACTCTGCATTTTAATTCACTTTTAACCCATATTTTATTGAAATAAGATTCTGCCATTCTTAATGACCAAGATGTTTTACCACTTCCAGGAATATATCCCCACAAGTATAAATTATCTCCGTCATTTACAAATTTCTCAATATTATTTTCTATAGATTTAAGTGCTTCAAATGCTTTCTCATCACTACCATCATTATCAGTTCTTAAGTTAATATGTTTTCTATTGTTTAAAGGGATTAATGATTCTTCATACAATTTATTTAATTTAAAATATCTCATACAGAATGTATTGCAGTCTCGTTGATTACATTGTTTCTTTAACCAACAATTCTCATTCATTTATCATTCCCCCTAATAAATCTTATTTGACAATGAACTTGCAGTAGATTGTCCTTGTGGAACTTTGTTTGTTTTATTATCTTGTTCATATCTCTTTGCAACCCAATTAAAGTCCCTATAATTGAATGCTGTTCCTATTTCTACTAATTTTAAAGCTAATGGTAAATCTCCTTTAGTATATTGATTTAATTCAGTAATAAATAGATTTATAGATACACTATTAAGTACAGCTCCTTTAGTATCTAATATAGCATCAATCCATTTATACATTGCATTGTTTAAATCATTATTACCTGTGTTAACATATTTATATAAGTTTTGTGCAACATAATGCATTTTAGTTTTCTTATCAACTCTCTTATTTGCACTAACCTTATTTGTTATTTTTTCTATAGCTTTAAAATCATTTGTAGACACAATTGATATCACTAACTCAATATCAACCTTCAATAAATCTGGATTATCAAAATCTCTAATAATTAGATTTATTCCCATTAACTTTTCATCAATCTTCAATTGTTCTTCAATAGTTAATGTCGTTTGTTCATACATATAATTTCTATCTAATTTAATAAAATCATTATCATATAATTTATTTTTCTTTTGAGCCTTATCCATAATGTTAATGATTTGACTGACATATATAGATTCTTTTAATCCAATGATATGTGCCAATCTTTTATTAAAAGATATATAATTATCAGTTTTTAATAAGTCGAGAAACATATGGCTTTCAACTCCTCATTGTTTCTTAATTTTTCTAATGCATTCTTATAAAGTAATGAATTCCATGACTTTGAATAATATCTATATTTATATACATCATACTTAATATCTTTATTATCTGCATAGGTATCTATAAAATAATTAACTTCATCATCAGTTAAATCTAATATACTTTTCATTACTTTTTTAGATTTACAAATTGCTTTTCCAATACCATCTTGATACACTTTTGTATACACATCACAATATGCAAGAGTATATACAACTAGTGCTTCATAAATGTTATTTTCTTTAATTAGATTCTTAATTAATTTATCAATATCTCTATATTTACTAGTTGAATTATCAGCTAATAATGAATCACCATTCTCATCCACTAAAGAATCTAAACTATGAGATGTGAATACACCTGCACGTTTACCAGTATTGTAGTACTGAAAATATCTCTCTCTAGTACTATCTATAGCTCTATATACATATCCATTAATGAACTTATCCTCATCACCATCTTTAATGTATGTAAAGACATCTGGTTTCATGAATGCTCGATATTTAAATACATCACTTAATGCTTCAAAGTATAAGTCTGCAACATCTTCCATAGTCCAATGTAACTTATTTACTAGGAAATTGCATTCTCTATATAAAGTGGGTATCTCATGCCAATATCGTAATGCAAATGCACTGAAATAAGCATCTCTTAATATCTTATTATCTTCATTATCAATGTACCCTTTAGCTAATGAGTATTTAGACATTTTTCTCCAATTAGGTATTTTATCAGCATCTTTTTCAAACTCATTATGTAAAATATCTAACATAGTATACTCCTTTCAATAAACTTTAAATATATTATATACTATATTTTGAAAAAAGTCAACAATAATCTTTTATTCAGTTTTAAATAATACAATCTCTCCACTCTCTAAAGTACTCTTGACATCAATAACTCTTTGATTTGCAGAACCTCTAAATGGTAAAGTTGTATCTAATTTACTTAATTTAAATTCACCATCAACTATTATATCTACATATTGGATAATTTCCAAATCCTTAATATCATCATAATCATATCCTGTATATAACCATATAGTTTTATTTGGTAATTTATTTTTTAAATATTTAACTAATTTTAATATTTCATCTCTATTGGTAGGAAATAGTGGGTCTCCTCCTGAAAGAGTTAACCCATCAACATAATCCCTTGCTAATAGTGATTCTAATTCCTTTACAGTATCATCAGTGAAATCTTTACCTATATTTGAATCCCAAGATTCTGGATTTTGACAACCCTTGCAACGATGATTACATCCACTTACAAAAAGTGTTACTCTTACTCCATTGCCATCTACAATATCACAATCTAATATACTTAAGTATTTCATATCGCATAAACACCACCTAATCTACTTTAACACCGGTGTGTTTAACTCTATCTTCAGTTTCAGCTTGTTTTCCAATATTGAAAGCTTCTTTGTAATCACCTGTTAAATATCCAGTTACTCTTCTTAATCTCTTAATTTTATCAGAACCACATACTGGACAGAATTGACTAATAACTCCTTGATAACCACAATCTTTACATTGGTCTACAGGTACATTAATTGCAAAGTATGGAATATCCTTATCCATTGCATAATTAACAATCTTTTCTAATGCATCAATATTATTTACAGTATTACCATCTAATTCTACATAAGTAATACATCCTGCACTTGAATATCCTGTTAATTGTGATTCAATATCAATCTTTTCAAATGCTGTAACATGTTCCCATACTGGAGTATGCATTGAATTAGTGAAATACTTTCTATCACTTACATTTGGAATTTCTCCATACTTATCTTTAAATTTATTCATTGCAGTATAACATAGGTTCTCAGCAGGAGTATAATATACACCAAAATTTAATTTATATTTTTGTTTAAACTCTGCACATCTATCTTTGAATAGTTGTTCAATTCTCTTTGCCAATTCCATTCCTTTTGGATGACATTGATTAGTTCCTACTAATAATTCTAATGTTTCAGCTAATCCTAATTGACCAATTGCAAGTGTACCATGTTTTAATGCACTTCTAATTCCTTCTTCAGGATGATATCCTAACATTGTTCCATTCTCATACATAAACTTAGCTGATTTAGGTGATTGTGAACAAATCCACTCAAATCTTTCTAATAACATATCTTTTGCTTCGTGAATTTTTGTGTCAAGTAATTTCATAAATTTCTCAACATCTCTATCAGCTTCCATCGCAAGTGTTGGTAGTATAATTGTGACCGGACAGATATTTCCCCTGCCATCCTTTGTTTGTGGGTTAGTTCCTGGTTCTGCATTAATATCAAAACCATTTGCAGTTCTGCAGCCCATTGTGCTAAATAGGGTTTTAGGGTCATTTCTATCATATCCTGCATTTCCTGACCAATCTACATTTGCATAATTTGGATAAAGTCTTAATGATGTAGACTTTAATGCTAATCTATATAAATCATAGTTAGGAGTTCCTGGTTTATCATTTACACCTTTCATATATTGGAATATTCCACAAGGGAATATTGATGTTTGATGATTTGGACCAAGTCCTTCAATACTTACATTTAATAATTCTTCAATTACCATTCTACCCTCAGGTAATGTACAAGTTCCATAGTTGATACTTGTAAATGGTAACTGATTACCACTTCTTGATTGTAATGAATTTAGATTATGATATAATGCCTCAACTCCTTGATGACATTCTTTCCTTAACATATCTAAAGCATATTTATATACTTTCTTAATCTTTTTATATTTTCTATCATCAATAGGTAGTTCATTATTTAATTTTAATCTATCAAATCTTTTATGTGTTAAATATTTTACACCATCTTTATAATGTTTATAGAATGATTTTCTAACATAAGGAACTAATGTCCAATCTAAGTGAGTAGCACTTACTCCACCAAATTGTTGTAAACTTTGTAATTGAAATATAACTGCCACTAATTGCATTGCCGTTGATAATGAGCCAGCTGGTCTGATATCAACTTGTCTTGTTTTAAATCCTTTGGCAAGTAAGTCATCAAATGGTATACTTAGACAATTGTGGTCACCAACAACATAGTGACCTAAATCATGAATGTATATTTCATTATTTAAATGATTATTCTTAGCCATATCTGACATACAATAGTTTAATGCAAATTGTTTATTTACATATTCACTTGCTTCACCTATTCTACCACCAAATGATTGTTCATCTAGATTTGCATTTTGATTTTGTACATTTTTTGCACCTAACTTACTTTCAACACCTTCCATTAATGTTGAATATGCATCTCTAATTTGTTTATGTTCTGTTCTATACTCAATGTACCTAGTTGCTAACTCGAAAGCACCTTTTTTCATCAATGCCAACTCAATTTGTGTTTGAATTGTTTCAACTGATTGTGCTCTACGTTTAGACTTACAATAAGCCTCAATATCTTTAGAAATATTATCAATATCACTCATTGATAATCTTTGATTACCACTAATCTCAAAATTTGCTAGTAGTATTGCATTTTTAATCTTATCAACATCAAATTCTACTTTACTACCGTCTCTTTTAATAACTTTCATATTTACTACTCTCTCTTTCTATCTTGATTTAAATGTGTATATAATTTAGCTCAAGATAATTTTAGAATAAAAAAGTAAAACTATCAATTTGTCTTACTTTTTATTAGTTTTATTTTTGGCCATAAACTTTTTAAATTTTTCATATTCAATTTTTCTTTGTTCTTCCAAAACATCTGGAAGAGGTCCCTCATTAACTAACCACTCTAGAGGGACATCATAACAATATATCTTACTGTTAAATATAATATTGCACTTTTCTCTAACTTTAGTTCCATCAAATGAATATAAATCAGTATAATTTCTATCGGCTACAAAGTATATGTAACATTTTCCAGGATTTACTTTACAAGTGTCAACTAAAACTGATTTTGTGCAATATTTCATCTGCCATATTGGATAAGCTTTCAACTATATCACCTACTTAACTTTTTTATGTTTATAAAATGACCCTATTGAACATCCATAGAATCATTATCACCTTCAATATCTGAATAATCACCAACACTTAAACTATCATCAATAAATTTCAAAGCCATATTTATTACAAAATCTTCTAATATTTTTAAAGCTGTTTGTTGGTCTATTCCATCAGCAGGTGTTACTACTGCTTTATTTCCGTCATCATCTTCTATTATTGTAAGCATCAATAGTTCTTTCATTAGTCTGTCCACTTCACACTCTTAATATACTTATTTAAGATATTACCTGCATTGTAATTATTTCCTAAAACATATTTAGTGATTGCAGCCATAATACCTTTTTCTAAATCCCATTTATCTTCTTTTAGACAAGTTACTTTAGTTGTTTCACCTGTTTGCCATTTAACTACAACTGTTTTCTTCTTTTCATTTGCATAGATATTTGAAATCTTTGGAGTTAATATATGTGCAGATTCTCTCTTATTAGTATCTTCATCAAATAACTCTTGTAAAAAACTTTCTACTCTACTATCCATTTTATTCATTTTTTGTTCTCCTAATCTCTCTAATTTTTTAAATACTATTGTTACAGAATCAGTTACTCTACTAACTGGTTTAATGTGTACTGATTCTGGACAAGATAATCTAAATTTATACATACCAATTTTCATTTCAGCATTAAAATATTTTACTTCAGCATTAAGATATAGTGCTGATTTAAAAACACTTTTACTCCTATTGTTTGGTACCATAAATGATATTGTCACTGTTTCTTGGTCAAATAACTCACTTGTAGTTTTGTATTCATCCACGAAAAAATATCTATCTTTAAAATATAAATCATCTAATCCATCAAATTTAACTATATAGTCATAAGCTGACATTTTTAATTCCCTCCATTTTACAAATCTTGAATATATTTAGCTAATCTTTGCATAGCCTTGTCATTCTCTATTTTATCATCAACAATATAATCAGATAATGCTTGTTTAAAATTAACCAATTCCCAAACTACATTATCAATTGTTCCATTACATATTAAGTTATAAATAAAAACAGTTCTATCACTACCTATTCTATGTACTCTATCACATGCTTGATTGAAATCACTACTTGTCCAAGGAGTATCAATGAATATAAGGTATCTTGCCTTATTTAAAGTAACGCCTGTTCCTAATTTTTGATATGTTGCAATCAGTAACTTACAATCATCATTATTTTGAAAATCATATTTACCCTTTTCAAAATCAGATAATTTAGTATCTCCTGTAAGTACTATAGGATTATATTCCTTAAGTAAGTGACTCAATTGGTCTACAACGTCTTTAAACCCTGTAAAAATGACCAATTTTTCATTTTTAACTCCAACTAAATCATTTACCATCTCCACACATCTATCCACCTTAATTGACCTAATTTCTTGTGATGTCATTATTTGTGGACAAGATGTTGCTTGTCTTAATCTAACTATTTTACCTAATAAGTTTTTATTAGATAAAGATACTAAATCTACTGATTCTTTTACTCCACTCACAACATCCTTATAAAATTTTGATTGTTTATCATCCATAGATAGGAATTGTGGGATTATTAATTTCTCTGGTAAATCTAGTACATCAGTTTTAAGTCTTCTTAATGAACAAGAATCTAGTTGTTCTTTTAAGGTGTCTAAATTTCTAAATCCATCATATGCTCCAATATTACTATTATATTGACAATAATATTTCTTAAACATCTCTATGGATTTATCTTGAGCTTGACCTATAAATACAAATGGTGCATATAAATCTAATGGATTATTAACTACAATAGTACCTGACATTGCAACTTTATAAGGTGCCTTTAATTGTATCAAGTTCTTACCCTGAAGAGAACCTACATCCTTACACCTATGTGCTTCATCTACTACAATCATTCCAATATTATTTTCAGATGTATTGAATGCTGCAACAAAGTCATCACTTCTAATTGTAGTTAAAGTTGTAATGATGAAAAACTCATCTATTTTATTCTTTAACTGTACTGCTCTTTCAGTAACTGATTTATATTTAATGTTGCCATTTCTAGTCAATGACTCTCCTAATATCATACAACTTAAATCAGAAAATTTTTCAATCTCATTTTTCCAATTTGACCTTAATGAATCAATTCCACATATAATCATACAATGTTCAATTTTACCTTGTCTATGCAACTCCTCCGCTAGATATATAGCTGATAAAGTTTTACCTAATCCCATATCATCTAACAATAACCACTTATCATGATTACATCCAAAGTTAATTGCGTCTACTTGGTGGTCAAACAACTTATACTTAAAACTATCCTTATTTACATATAATATAGGTTTAGTATTTGGTTCTTTATAACCGAATATCTCAATATCTTCAATATCACTCAATTTATCTATCAGTACATTGACATTTTTAAGAGGGACCTCATATACCTTATTTGCTTTATCATAATAATATGGGTCAACATTCTCTTTGATTATTTCACCAACCTCTTTATTAAAAGGTTTAATTTTGAGAAATAAAGAAGTTATTCCAGGTATTTTCTGTGGTTTATCTTCCTTAATATTTATCATAATTAATTTTCTACTAAATTGATTCTATCCTTATATATTTTTGATACATATGTATCTTCATATGATTTTGTTGATAATATTTCAGTTTCAAATTTAATATCTGCTTTAACTCTAAATGTAGTATTGCATTTATCACAAGTATATTCTTCTACTAAATCTTGTTCAGTTCCTTGAAATAATTCTACTTGACCATCTTCATTTCTAATTATGTTATTAGGTCTACCTAATAAATAATCAGGATGGTAAATCTCTTGAATTGCATATTGACATTTACAATTTGGACATTCTATAAATTTATTCATATTATTCATTTTCTCCTATTCTAGACATATTTTTAAAATTGATATCAACAATCTTACCCTCAGGTATAACTATTACAGCTTTACCATCATGAGTATAACCAGTGATATGAGAGTATGGAGTGCCAGAGACAACTCCATCAGGCATATCATACTCAACATCAATTTCAATTTCAACTTTAAACTTTTGTGTTACTTTCATAATTACATCTCCTTATACTAATTTTCCACGAGTAACGACTGTTTGTTTCTCATCTTTATATATTTTAAGGTCTTTAATAGTTGCCTTAATTTTCATTCCATTTTCAACTAATTGTTCAGTTTTCCAAATAACAACATTATTTGAATCAGTTAATATTCTATATGTAAATACAACACTATCATTATAATGTGAATAATGATACTCATTTGCATCTGCCCATAATACCTTAACTGATTTAACTGTCAATTCAATTTTATCTCCAATTTTACCTAGGTATTCATTAGTTATATTCTTGCTTCCTAAATATAACATTGCATTATTCATATAAGATAATAATAATCTCCAATGTTTATATTCAATGTATTCAAGACCTAAAACTACTTTAACATTGTGACAATATTCACAATCATTATACCAATCAGTATTAACAACATTTAATATAGTGTTAACTTCATCTTCTAATGATTCCATATATTTAAAATCATCATAATTCTTAAATGGGTCATTAGAATCTTTCTTATAACCATTCTTCATTAGAATTTGATAGAATATATTTGCAACATATTCTAAAGGTTGATACTTACATTGAGTAGATTTTATAAAGTCCAAAAACTCTTCAAAATCATTAGATAATAATTTACTTAAATCAGATACCATCTCAACAATCTTTAATGTATCGACTCCAGTGTACTCATTTAAACAACTCTTACCTACTTGTCTATAATTATGAGTATTACTATCTAATAATAAGAATGTATTAGCTCTAGTTCTTAATTTATTACAATGTTCACAATTAGGCTTACAAGTTCTATAATATTTAGGAACTATATAATCCATATTAATTTGTCTAATGATATTTCCATTTGGAGTATGTTCAAGTTCAGCTACTATTTCATAGTCTCCAACCTTATAATTAATTTCTAATTCAATACCAATTGTATAGTAAGGGTATTTAATACCATCTAATACTATACATTCTTGTTTAATATCATTCTCATCATATGAAAACTTAACATCAGTTTTCTTTGATAATCTTTTAACTAATTTTATTAACTTTTCTAAATTGAATCTAGGAATATAATATTTCATATAAATACCTCCAACCTTAATCTATATATAGTATATCATCTAAATATAATAATGTCAATAGTATTTATATTTAATTTATCTAAAATGTTAAATTTTTTATATTTTCTAGTACCGATAATCTTAAATCATGATAATATGTCATACATAAATCAGTATACTCTATTACATAATTGGATAATTTTGTTTTACAAAACTCAACATCAAGCTTAGTTGAGTACATCTTAACAAATCCATTCTTTGTGGGATAGAAATCATCCCAAAATATATCAGCTTTAAAAATGTAACAAAACTTACCATTACACTTATACCTATAAGAATCTCTTAATTCGATGCAATTTAATTGATTAACATCTATCTTATCTAATGTATAATTGGTTGTGGTATACTCTATTATATTTATTTTATTGTGTTTCAATTTTTATCGCATCCTTTACCTCTTGTGCAATACTTATATAGTATTGTCTAATTTCCATTAATACTTTACCTAATAGATTTTGACCTGTACCATCTTTACCAATTCCCCAAATATAATCAAAAGGAGAATCCTCCACTATTATCCCAGATGTACATATCAAAATATCTCTCAAATCTTTATTATAATAATATTTAGCCATATTTATATCAAACATTATATGTTCTCTATATTCCGACCATATTGTATCATCATAGTTCTTCACAAGTCTACCTAATTTTTTAATCTTTTTAGGGTCAGTTTCATTTAAAATCTTTAAAGCTGTATCCCAATCATTAAAAGTTACCGCCTTTGCCCACATAAATGCTTGTTCAGAACAATTAAATTTTCTACCTGCATAAGTAAAAGTACAAGGATAGAAATTACTGAAGCATCCATAAGGTCCATTAGTACCCCAAAATTTAATTACATTATCCATAATTATCTACCTTTCAATGCATCCATTATTTTATTATAAATATCAATCTCTTTAACTTCAGTTACATTATTTATCATTCGTGAGAAATAGATTATGAAATTATCTCTTCCTAAAACATCTTCAAGTTCTTCTTTTAATGATGCTGCAATCTTAAACATTGTTTCCTTTGGAACATTTGCATCAATTCCTATTAAATATTTATTTCCAGGAACTAACTTAATAGATTCCATTGCAAGTGGCATTAATTTCTTAAGTTGTTTTTCCTTAATTTCTTTTCTTCTTTGTTCTCTTCTTCTAACCTTTTTAAATTTTGTGGTTATCTTATTCATTATTCTACTGTAACCTCCAAGTCAATTTTAACAATTTCTTCTTTATCCTTTAATAAACTTAAATCATAATGACTATTAATGAATTCTTCAGCTAATTTATCATTTATTGCATTACCTAATCTACAATAAATTAATTCCCATTCATCTTCATTAAAAAATGTTCCTAATAAAGTATTACATCTATCTCTAAAATATTCATGAATATAATTATCATAAGTGTTTGAATATTGTGTTCTACAGCAAGCTCTACTTAACCAAGCCAATATTTTCTTTTTCAAGTCCATTTCATTATTGCAATCTTCAAGTCTAAACCACTCATTGACAAATACTGGTTTATTACTTTTTCGATGCAATACCATCAATTCATCCCAATTTAAATTGTCACTTGGAAACCAATTTAGTAATACTATAAACTCATTGTTTTCATTAATAAAACTTTCCTCAAAGACTGAAATCATTCTTTTAAGAAATTTATTTTCTAAATCAATCATTTTCTTCTACCTCTATTTCTTGGTCTAAATCAACACTATCTTTAAAATTATTAACTATTTCTTTATTAGTATTCTCATCTTCTACACATCTAGGGAAATAAGGCTCTCCTGCATAACACCTAATTCCTTTAGGACATTCTATGGTGTCACCATCTTTTGTTTCAAATGATTCATAAGGACAATATTTACATATATTATCACCAAGAATGTTTAATATTTCATCATCATTTAAATCTCTAATTTTCTTTTTCATCTATTTCCGCCTCTTTCAATCTTCTAAACCTATGTGGAATAAAAAATAAAATAATTTATAAGTCCAAAATAATAAATTCCATAAAGGACATAAAATAACACCAAGTATAAATATAATAATCCCACCTGCTAAGTTTACATTGAATACTTCTGCTAATTCTGATGGACTTTCAGCGAATCCAAATCCTTGTAATCTACCACGTATCATCATGAATACCCAAGAAATATTTAAAATAATGTAGCATGCTAAAGGAATAATCCACCAATATTTTAAAAAATCATTCATTTTCTATTTCCATCTCGCAAACCATTTTTGTTCTTATGTATTTTACCATATTTCTACTTTCCCTTTATTATTCATCACTACTGCATAACCACAAATATCTTCTATTGAATAAGGTTTGTTTAATTCCAGTCCTTTAGGCTTATCATCAAATGTTTTGATAATTTCAGTTGTGCCATCTTCGTAAAAGAATACTAATCTGTAATAATATTCTTCATTTGCTAAATCATAATCTTCTTCTATCTTAAATTGTAATGGTTTCATTTTTATTCACTCCTATCTTCTTTCAAAAACCAAGTCTTTTTATAATCTTTTAGTCTTAAATCATAACCAAAACTCCACCTATCAACAAATAAAAATTCAGGTTTTTTCCAATCTATTGCATAAGGATTAATTATGTAGTTATTTGATTTTGAATGAAACTTAAAACTATTATCATATTCACTACGAACATTCATTTTCTCAATATAAATCTTTGGTGCTTGTAGCACTTTAAAAATAAAATCTAACGGACATCCTAGTTGCTTTGATAATTCTTCATAAGTTGTTGCCATTTCAAGCAACTTATCTAATTCTTTTAAATCTTTAACACGGTATGATTGTAATAAATCTTCTAGTTCACCTAGTTTGTTTACTATTTGTCCTTCACCAATATAACAATAGCCTTTTTCATCTAGTTTATATTCATAACGATTTAAGTCTTTTCTAAATTCAGTTAATCTATCCATACTATTCGTTTTTATCCTCTCTCAACCACCATGTTTTCTTATAATCACTCTCATAAAATCTTGTTCTACCTAATCCATATCCAACAGTGATACTTCTTAAACAGAATTCTTTTCTTATGGTATCATAATCAATTACAAAATCTTCATTTCTCCATATGTTATAACCATCGAAGAAGCCATCTTTCTTTGCCTTAAGTAATTCTACAGGAAACTCTTTCATCTCTATTCACTCTCATCACTTAAATGTCTATTAGGTTCATTCCAATCCCAATAAAGAGAATCTTGGCCATTAATACAGTTTCTAATAAAATCACTAACCTTTTCAGCTACATAACTATCCTTATCTAATTTAATGAATTCTCCATCTTCATTAAAAACACTAATTCTTAAGTTAACCTTATTACTTGTATCTCTTTCTGCAGTATTAGTCATTACAGCTGTATCACATTTAACTCTGTATTTATTGCCATTTATATTTAATTCAAAACCTTGTTTCATATTATTCACACTTATCCTTATTCTTTCTTAAATGATAATCTACTATAAAATTAATAGATAATAATGGTATTACAAAAGCTAATATTCAAATTATTAATTCAACAAAAAACTTCATCTCTATCCAACTCTTCTTTTAACTTGTTTTGTCTATACATTATTCAACCACCTCTAAATGTAGATTGTTAAAGAATTGTCTATAATGATATATAAAATCATCATCGCTAGATATTGAATAAATGATAAGGTCATCATTTTTTAAAATTCCAACATATTCGTACCCACTACAACTATTGTATTCTCTTATTATAAAATATACTACTGTATAATCCTCATCATTTAATTTTACTTTCATTCTTTGCTCAACATCAGTAAACTTTAAATCTTCCCATTTTAAATACTTTTTAGATTTACAAATAGAATCAATACTGCCAAAATTCTTATCCTTCATTTTTTCCTTGAGTTCAGATATTTTCTTTTTACCTTCTTCTGATTTTGCCCAAGAACCATCAAAACCACTTTCATCTACGTTAATTACTCTAACTTGAGATAATTTTTCTTGCAGCATAAAAGTCTCTCTTAATAGACTCGCAAGTTTAATTAAATCATCTCTATTTCTAAAATGAGCAATGATTTTACTCTTGGGAATATGATGTCTTGTAGACCAATATTCCTCAGGTAATCCTTCATAAACATCTAATATTAATTCATCTTCTGTTTCTGCATAACCTACATATTGATAAATAGAATCAGTAGTTAATAAATAACCACATTCACCCATAAGTCCATTGAAATAATTTATAACGTCTGATTTTTTAGATTTCATCTTTTATTCCTCCTAATATACTTTTGGTAACTCAAATAATACCTCTTCACAATCTAATCTATGAACCATCTCTTTTAAGAATCTAAATTCTTCTTCTGTTAGGGATTGTCTATAATAAGGTATTTTTGAATTATAAGCTTCAGCTGTTGCATTAGGTCTAATCTCATTAACATCTACATTTTTCAAGATTATTAATTCAAATGCCTTATCCTTTAGATGCTTCTCTTGTGCTTTTAGTAAGGCTTGTTTGATAGTATCATTTCTAGTTTCTAAAACACTTCTAATAATCTCTGGATTATGCTCTTCACAATAAGCTAAAGCTAAATCATATATTGTTTCATATTTTTTCAACGCTTCACTAGGGTTTGCATTGTCTATGGATTCTAAACGTTTAAGGGCTTGTCTTACAATGTCGTTGCATTCTCTAACCTTAATATTTGTTTCTTTTGTAAATTCGCTAAAAAGTGCTTCGTTAACGATAAATTGTAATGCTTCTAAATATTCTTTACTCATAATCATTTACCTATAATTTAATTAAACTTTTATTTGTTGTCTTTTAAAAATGGTATTGCATCCGATTTAATAATCCAACTTGTTCCAAAAAAGAACAATGCAATAGCTTCTACTATCCAAGTTAGATTATAAATATAAACACCAGGAATAAAATTTAATAACATCAGTAAGAATGATGCTATCATTCCAACACCACATACTCTATAAATAATATTCTTAATTTTCTTTTGTTTAGTTATTTCTCCACTTGATTTAGTAAATAAGAAGAAACTCATAAAAGCCAATGTTCCAAAGAAACCTATGGCACTAATATTATGGAATATTCCACTAATGTCTCCATCTAAATGAAATATTCCTGTAGGAATGTTATTATTAGACATGGGGAATAAACAAATCAATATTCCAAACACTCCTGCAATAGTAGCCGTAATGTCATCTATTTTCTCATATCCTTTATAATTTATTAATAGTATTCCTGCACTACCTAGTACAACCATAAATGTACCTACTGCAAATAAGCTATAATATGTTATAGATACTGATTGTGGCCAAGATAAAGTAATTAATGCCACTAACCAAGGTAATAACATACCTAATATTCCAATCATTATTCTCATTCTTTTAGTATCAACAGTTACATTCATTTTCTACTACCTCTACCATAAATAATCATCAATCTTGAATCCTACAACAACTGCTCCAATTCCTATAATAAGATAACTTGTAACATTAGCAACTAAACACCAAACGAATTTAATTTCAGTATTTACTTGATTAAGTAAATGTACATCCTCTTTATAGAAACCTAAAGTACTCATTTGTGCATTAAATTCATTTAACCACATATTATAATTTAAACTATAACAATAAGTACTAAACCATATATTCAATACAAGTAAACCAACTACTACAACTCCTAAAACAATATATGCTATAACCTTTTTCATTTTTAATTACCTCCATATCTATAAGGTTCATATTCATAACCATTTGCTTTTCTTACATAAACATCATAATCTGCCTTTTTATCAAGTTCTATTTGTCTACGTATTTCAGCATTACATTTGGGACAATTATGTATACCACTTGTCATCATCATATTTCCATATAAAGTATGATTACCACAATGAGGACAAATACAAACACAATCCATTTCATTTTCAGCTTCTTTAATTACTTTAATTCTTCCAATATGTTTCATATAATATTCTCCTTTACTTATCATTATACTTTAGGGACTTGGTTTTGTGAGTTATTTACCTTACGCTCTTCAATATACTTTTCAGCTTCTTCTTTTGTTGCAAAAATTCTATATTCAGGGATATCTTCAGTATTTCCAGTATCTTTAAAATTAATGTATATACATCTTGGACTATAGTTAGAGTAATAACTAGAAAGCTTAAGTTCTTTAGTTTTTGTTTCTCTATTTTTATCTTCTGCATAAGCTTCTAAAGTAAAAGCCATTGAAGAGATAATTCCTTCTTTAATAGAATATTCCGTATGACTAGTATTTCCAATATCATAGTTTCTATTTTCTGGATTGCATACAGGACATCCGGCAACATATTGAATTCCTTCAACTTCTACAAATAGCTTACCTTTACCATTACATTTTGGACAAGCACCATCTTTTATTTGTTTCCAATTAACTACATAAACTTTTTGACCAGGTTTAAAAGAAAGTAAACCTAATTGTTTTAGGTATTCCATACCACAATCAGCCTTATAATCATTTAGTTCTGCTTTAGCTTCATCAGCTTCTTTTTGTATAGCCCTTAATGCTTTCTTACGTTTCCACATTCTTTCACTAAGTTTATCTAATTTTTTCTGTTTTAAATAAACTTGTCTAATTAAATTTTTAAAGCCTTCAGTAAACATATCCCTAGCATTATTTAAATACTCCTCTAATAGACCATTAAGGTCATCAACATTATAACAACCTTCCTCATCATATTCACCAAGTTCAACTTCACTATCGGATATGTAATCACTGAATACATCATCTTGAGATGATTCAAATAATTCATCTAAATCAAATCTTGCCATCTTGTTCTCCTTTTATTTCATCTACATTTACATTTTGTAATACTTCATCTATTTTTCCACATTGTGGACATCCAATTAAATATTTATTAAAGAAATGACTACAATCATTTACAAGAAATGCAAATACACACTCACATTTAGAGCAAGTGTGTATATACGAATATTTACCAGGTTTTAAAATGCTTCTCATACTTTAAGAAACCTCATTATTCGTAACATTACTATAAATTAACTCTCCGATATCATCCATATATTCACTAAAGTCTTTATCCATTAAATGTAATATACATCTAAACATTGACCTTAAATCATATTGGTTATCTTCAATGATATATTCCCCACTCTCAATTAATGATTCAACTCTATCAAAATTAAGGTCTGCCATCAATATCAGTGGAAATAACATTGGATTAGCTGTTTCAATAAACTCATTAAATTCCTTACGTAAATTTACAATATCTTCTCTAGTAATATTTTTCATTTTATCTTATCTCCTATTTAAACTAGTTTGTGCATAACTAACTTCAAATGAACCCGCTACAAAGTCATCAGCCTCTAATTTGTATTCTCTCTTTAAGGCATCAAGACCATCAATGATATTTTCAATACTTCCTTTTTTACAATGAGACCAATAATTAATTTCTTTCTTCTCACCATTAACTAATAAACAACTAATTGTATATAATCTTTGTCCTCTCATAAAGTCCACCTCTTACTTATTTTGAATTTTCTTTAGTTCATTAACATCATTTAAATCACTTACATATCCAACAACAAGAATTCTTCCATCAGTAGCCCTTACTGTCACACAAGCAACATTCTCTTCAGAATCTATACTGATGATACATTCAGTTTTAAAACAATTAATTTCCTTATAACAATTAAATGCTAAATTTAATGCTTTATCTTTTGTAAACATATTACCCCTCCTATAAGTTTTTCAATAATTGATTTTTAGTTCTTTCACTAATCAATTTGTAATGAAAAAGATATTCAATAAAATCTTTCTTATCTTGATTACTATTAAAAACTTTAAAACACATAATACATTCAACATCCATGACTGATAAATATTTCATATTACTTTTCCTCCTTAAATACCTTAAATAAATAAGTGCAACAAACACTCCAAGTTTGTTTATCATATATTTTAACATTATCTACATATAATTTAAATCTATTTTGACCTCTTACAACTAACATTCCTGTATGAGTTCCAATATTAAAAGTATATGTATTGTTACAATATTTAATATTAGTGCATTGTGCATACTTTAAATCACATAACATATTAAATACCTCCTATAATGTATCAATATATCTTTTTGCTTGAGCAACATCATTAAACTGATGATTTAACTCTTTAACAAATGTTGGAACAAACATTCCATTTTTACTAAAATCTAATACTAATGTATAACCTTTATATTTTGTAATCATACCAAACACCTCACCTTTGATGATTATATTATACATTTAAAAAATTAATTTGTCAATAAAAAAAGTAGCATATTTTTCATATACTACTAATTTTTTTTAAATATCTTTAGTTTCTCCGAATCTCTTCAGTTTTTTAGCTGATTCATATTTATCTTTAACAGTATCACCATCTAGTTTTACTAAACCATGTTCAGCAAGTCTAGGTATTGATGTTTCTACATTTTCAAAGTATGTACTCATTATTGGGAATAGATGCTTAGGACCTTTTGCATTTTGTAAATCTTGTTGATAGGATGCTAATTCATTATTCATTAAATTAATTTGGTGTGTATATACCTTTATATTTACAAAATCTTCATCTGTTGGATTTTTCTTTTCTATTATTTTATCTATTTTATTTTGATATTCCTTAATTAATTCATTATATTTATTTATAATATCAGTTGGCTTTGGACTACTTTTTACTAATTCTCGGTCTAGAATTGTATTATACACATCATATTCATTATTATCTTTTATTAAGATATATCTATTTTTATCATTTAATAATGCCATATTTATTACCCCTTTTAATAATACAATCTAATAAATCCATCTCCACCATCACCGGATGCAGAACTTTGATAACCTGCCACTATGTCATAAATTTCTCCAGCACCACCACCTCCGGAACCAAAAGTACCGGCAACTCCAGCTCCACCAACACTACCCTTACCTCCAGAACCACCATTAGCTAAATAAGATGCAGCTCCACCACCTCCACCTTGTGATGAACCTTTTGTTCCTCCTGCTTTTTGACCAAATTCTTGATAGTATGGAGATATATCAGTAGATGAGTTTATTAATTTATTTTTAAATGACTCTGTAGATGTTCCATTAGATGGGTCATATTCTGTACCTCCCCAGTATTCACCACCGTTACCACCAGACACACCATATTTAGAAAATAACACATTTGGTGCTGATACTCCAGTACTAGGAACTCCACCACGTCCCCCTTGAGCTAGAGTACTTGATGAATCTGTACCACTTTCACCATTATCACCACAACCAGCAATCAATACTGAACTACTACCATTTTTAGTAATAGTTGTTGATGTTGGGTCAGTTAAAGTATATATGTAATGTGTTACAGGGATAAATCCTTGTTCTGTCCAAACATACTCAATCCAAGATGATGTTGTACATTTACCACCTTTTCCTATATTGAGTGTATATGTAGCATTATTTTCTAAATCCATAACTATACCAACAAATGCACCTGAACCTCCACCCCCACCTCTGTTAGACCTATGTGGGCTGACACCTGTATTTGAATATGATATTCCACCTGCACCACCAGCTCCCATTGCCACAACAACTATCTTTTTAGGGATTACATTATCATCAAAATCAGATGGATAGTAAACTGTTGAACCTATGGTTAAAGTATCATTAGTTCTAACAATTGTAGTATTTTCAGTTATATCATTTCCTATTTGATTATATTTAGGAAATGTTCCCGATAATATTCCAGTTGCAACTGCGGTATCAAAATGTCCAGTAGGACTAAAGGTTGTTGTCCAATATGGGAATGAGAATTGTTGATTTGATATACCCATAATTGGAGGTAGATAATTAGTAGTCTTAACTAATTTTGTTGATGATATATTTTGATACTTTGGCCAAATATACTCAACATCAACAGGATTATCTAAAAAACTATATTTGGTATGCCAAGTAGGTAAAAATGAACCATTTATAAAATATTTATCCCACATAATCTATACCACCTTTCATCCTTAATTAATTAATTTATTTAATTCAACTTGTTGTTTATCAACTATTGTCTTTAATTGTTTAATTTCTTCTATTAATAAATAAACTAATTTATTTTCTTGAATAGATAAGTATCCATCCTTATTTTCATACACTAATTCTGGATATAATTGTTGTAAATCTTGTGCTAAACAACCAATTTGATTTTTAGCACCATCAATATAATCAAATCTCTTAATTGGTAAATCTAATATTGATTTAGTATATTTAAATGGACTGATGTTTTCTTTCAATCTTTGGTCAGATGTAGCATAAAAATTAACTGCAGTAACGCGACCTGCACATCCAATTTCATTTGCACTTAAATGATATGTGCTGATATGTCCACCATGAATACCAGTATAACCTTCACTTGAAGTATATCCTACTTTTGTTATCTCAATCTTACCTTTTGAAATAGATAATAAATTATATTGTGGATTTTGAGTATTGCCCATAGATGTTAACTCATTATCTATTATTAGATTATTAAATTTTGCATTACCTGAATTATTAATATAATAATTAGTATTAGATGTACCTAAATATAATGTGCTACCTAGTCTTTTGTTAGCAGTGATTGTTTGAACAACATCTGAAAATAATACTCTATGTAAATTTAATTTTACATCATCCGTATCTGTATCTTTACCTATTACAACCCCATTTACTGCAGGTGTATTTATTCCACTACTTTTGATAGTAGTTCTTTCATATTCAGTTGCACCATTTGATTTTGTAAAAGTTAAGATATACTGATTATTAACACCAATATCTAGTTTAACATCTGACTCCAAATCACCATTTTTATGATAATTCAATGATGAGTTTTCAAAATAAATTGTATTATCTTCTCCAGATATAGTATTATCTCTTGCAGATAATGCTAGGAAAGGTTTTATAGAATTACCTGTATAAAATTCTACTTTTGAACTTTTAAATTGTTTGTAACAAGTTATAGTTTGGTCAGTGTCAATCATTTCAACTGTTCCAGATTGTTTAATATATGCCACAATTTCAGATGAACCAGTTTCTTTATTATTTAATCTAATAAATTTATTAGAATCCTTATCAATATTTAAATCATTAATTCCACTTGTATGTATATCAATAGAATCTAAACTACTTACTTTCGCATATGGAGTTATCAACTTAGCTGTTATTACTTTAGTGTTATCAATAACATCTAATGCAGATTTCTTAACTCCAGCATTAGTATGTCCACCATAAATATCATCTAAATCTAATTTGAATTTACTATATTTTGGAATACTACCATCTTTAGAAAGACATAATGTGTAATACTCATCATCTGATGTTTGAATTTCAGGTATTGAATTAGAAATATATAATGCAATAAAATTAATATCACTATTATCTAAATAATCTAAATTTCTAGTATTGTATGTACTTGCATCATAAGGATATAATTCCCACATATTTACATAATCAGTTTCACCTGTTATAGCTGTTTTAGATAATCTTATTGTTGCATACATATCTCCACTAGGTGTGAAATTCTTAACTTGGAAGAAATATCCATGTATAAAAAATTCAATAACATTTTGTGAATAACTAACAATGAAACTTCCCTTATTTTGAGTAACTAATCTACTTACAATATTAGTTAAATTAAATTCGGTATTTAATTTTGATTCTGGATTTACTGATATATCTACTCCACCATCATTATATTGTCTATAACCACTTGGGTACATATAAACATTTTCACTTTTAAAATAACTCATATACTAATCTCCTTACACTCCACTTGGATTACTAAATGACATTTCCCAAGTAATTATCACTGATGAATCTTCTGGATTACCACCCATTGTAATTATATCAGTTAAGTTTACAATTGCCATAGGGTCAACATAGTTATTTTGATTAAATAACTCAATTGCTTTAACTGATTTATTAGCACCTATAACTACTCCAGGAATTGTTGCACTGAAATAAGCAACATAGTTATCATTCTTTAATTTAGTAAATCTATCTGAAATAGGAACTAATGTACTAGTAGTATCATCAGTATATACTACTCTTATATAATTAGGTGCATTTAATTTATCATAATAAGTAAGTGTTAAACAGTTGCATAAGAAATACCACAATACATTAGTACCTCTATTGTGATATTTCATATTTTTAACTGCAATACCTTTATAATTAACTGTTATATTAACATTACTCTTTAATTTAATTGAACCCATAATATAACACTCCTTTAATTATTAGATGATATTTCATCATCATTAGGTGGTATAGAACCACTATTAACAATAACAGTAGTATGTGTTTTATTATCACTATTTGGTTTAAATACTTGACCAAATAAACTACTACTATTTTTCTTATGTGTCTTATATGCAACAGCATTAAAGTCGTAAATATCTTGTTCAACATTAGTTGTAATAGTATTTACATAATAAATATTATATATAAAACCAGCTGGTAATATATATTCAAATAAATCTTCAATTAATACTGTATCTTTTACATCTGATGGTAGATATAACTCTAAATATTGATATTCATTTCCATTATCATCAAGTTCAGATGTTCTAAATGATTTAATTAGTGTACCTATCTTTAGATTATATTCACTCTTAATATTTTGACTTTTAAATAGAATATCTATGCAATATTCAATTGCAGCTTTAGTACCTTTAATTTTCATAATGGTTTTAAATACTGATGCCAATATTAATAGATTTGTATTTGGATAATCATGTTCACCATAAAATCCTAATGAATATAATATCAAATTAATCATATCCAATAACGTATCATTTGACACGTTATTGTTATTAACCAAATTAGAATTCATAAGTAAATAATTATACAATACTTCATTTACTCTACCTAATAATTGAAAATCTCTAGAATTTTCATAATAGGCCTCTGGTATACTTTTGTGAACTTTAATCATAGATATACCTCCTAACTTCTAGATGATTTTACAACATCAATAGAACTATTATCAAAATCTAATTCTGCAAGTGTGAATCTATTTACAACATTATTAATATCCCACATTATTGATGGGTCTCTGAAATTGTTAGTATCAATTACTTTGTCATTTGGAACATCATACATATAATAGAAATTCTTATTAGTACTTAACATACTTGATATTAAATTCATAAATGGTGCTTTTTCATCTTCAGATAAATTAAACTTATCATTTATTCCTTCTTTAACTTTAATTGGATATATAGTTAAATTTGATGTAGAATCACTTGCAACAACTATTCTAATATATGCATTTTGATTTATTGTTGAAATATCCAATGTATTAACACCATCTTGAAGACTTGATGTTAAAGTTGAATCATTTAAATTTTGATATGTAAATCCATTTAAGGTTATACTTTCATTATTTACTGTGTTCTTATTATACAACATAGTTACTAAACTATTTTTATTTACTACCATTGGCATAGGTATAACTAAGTCAATTGTTTGTGTTCTATAATTTTCTAAATTAATGTAAATGTTGCCATCATTATTAATTTGTAATGGTTCACCTGCACTTAAATAGTAATTTTTTCCACTTTGTATAGATGTATCAGTTGAACTTACCATAACTCCTGAATTATCTAATTCATACCAACCTAATGATTGTGGATTCTTTGAAATTAATGTTGCAACAACTTCAAAGTAATTTTTATTTGAATCATATGGTTCAGTAGTTATTTTAGTATAAGTATCAGTTTCATCTGTATGTAAGTATAATCCATCAGTGACCATTTGTGCATAAGTACTAGATGTTACACTAGATGTTACATTTGCAACTTGTAACTTATAGTAATTGTGGTTTTCCACTGTAAATTCAGTTGCAAGATAATAATTATCACCGGTCTTTCTATACCAACCCATAACATTTGGATTTGGTTGAACACCAATAACTGGTTCTTGATATTTAAATAAATAACCATTTAAAGTTAATAAACTAGTATCTACAATAAGTGGTGTATTACCAGAACGTTGAATGTATACATTTAACATTAATTGGTCTTCAGTAACATCTATTGATTGAGAGTTACCATAGTTTATAGTTAATGTTTCAGTAAATTTACCAGTTTCACAAACTATTTCTTGTGGTAATATTGGTCCACAATTAATATCTAATCTAGTTCTAATTTTCCAATTTTCATCTGCAACATTATTTTCTAATGTTGTCCATTTATTTTCTCCATAAATTTTATAGATGAATTTACTTTCCACATCTTTCAATGTAGATGTTAAATCTTCACTTGGTTCATTTTCAAATGTGAAAGTATCACCACTTGTTAATGTTAGTATATTTTGTTCATCTACTTGAACAAAATCATTTATTTTAAATACTATCTCTCTCCATTGAACTGCAGCATATGTCGATAAGTTTGTGTTGTCTAATTCACTTAATGATATTAATTTAGACTTATCTAATGTCCACACAGTATCAGTCATATTTGTAACAAGTTTAGTTCCTGCACCAAATATTTCTACTTGACTCATTGAATCATCTGCATATATTAGATATTCATTTTCAGTTAGAATTGTAGTCATCTTACCGTCAATGTCAATATCATTAACATTGAATAAACTATTATCAACATTATCCATATACCAATACATCTTAATAATCTTAGCTTGAGCATTAGTTTTATTTTCAAGCTTTGTAGTTATCTTATTTAAGAATGCAATCTCTTCAGATGTACTTAAAGTATTGTATCTAACATCTCCAACTAAAATTGTAGTTCTCTCACCATAGTATAAATCAAAATTAGGTTTGATAATTACATATTCTAATTTTTCAGTAGACAATACTTGAGTACCACTCATTGTTATTTTTGTCCATGTTGGACCAGTATAACTATAAATATATGTTAAATTTAATCCATCTGAATTTGTAGCATTTAGTTTTAATGTTTCATCAGTAGATAATTTATAAGTAGTATTCTTACTAATAAATACTTTACTTGAATCAGTTGAAGTTAGTAAGTAATTTACACCAGCCACTGCAGTATTACTAATTGCAAAACTTGGTGAGAATAATTGAACAACTTGATTATCTTTTAAAGTGAATCCATTAGCACCTGTTACAGCTGATTTATCAATAACTAATTGTGAATCTATACTTGTAATATTATTAAACTCATTAGTTTTTATTTGTCCAAAACTATAATCAAAATCTTCATCATATTCAAATATATTAACTTTACCTGCTAATATATTCTTTGCAAGTAATACTAAATAATCAGTTGAACCATCTACAAATACTTCTTTTTCATCTTCATCTGCATACATAACTTTAGTTGTTATTTTAGGTTCATCTAATGACACACTCTTAATTAATGGGTTAGCATTCTTAATTGTATCTAATATTAAATCATATGATAACTCTTGACCATAGTTAACTTTTCTTGAATTGAAATTTTCAAATAAAGCTTGTTTAACTTGTTTAATTAATTGTTCTCTTTCAGCATTATTTACTTTTCTTGTTGTTGTCAATTTAACATCTAATCCATAGTAATTCTTATATAAGAATCTATGTGTACTACCTTCAGGTTTAATATAAGTATGGTCAATTGATTGCGAATTTTCAAATACTGCAGGGATTGTTGCCATATCTTGAGATGGAGTAAAACTCATCTTATATAAATCTTCAGTGTTAATATTATTAACATAATTAAGTGGATATAATACTAAATCAAATGGATTGATTACAACTCCTGTTTCAGAACTTGCGGGATATGAATATTCTAATTTAGGTCCACTACCTGTTAATGTAATAATAGGAATTGAATAGTTTATATCTATTCTTCTATCAGTTACTTGAGCATTACCTACTATAGGATATCCATTACTATCTAAATAATTAAATAAGTAGTTTGCAAAATCTCTACAATTAATTAATGTATTAAATGTACCAATAGTTTTTTTAAAGTTGAAATATGCTTCATCTATATTTTCAGGGTCTAGTCCATTAGTTGCTGCAGCTGAGTTCAATACTATCAATAATTTAGTATTAGTATTTTCATCTTGAACTATAACAGATTCATCACTATTTTCATAAGTTAAATTACTTTCAGCTGGTTGATACAATTTATTTAGTTTTCTTGCAGGTACATTTCCATTATAGCCTGATGTAACTACATATTTAACATTTAAACCATTACTGATTAATTCAACAATATTACTTGGAAATTGAATATATGGTAATTCTTTATTTGAGTCATAACCAAATTTATATATTAACTTATTCGGTGAGTATAAATTTAAATTATCTACTTTAGTCCATTGAGTCCAGTTATCCGGTTCATCTACAGTTTTAATGTATATTTGATTTTCAGCTACATATTTTGTAGGGAAGAATAATCTATTATTACTATCTAAGTTATTTAATTGTATATCTGAATTTCCATTAATTAATAAATCAGTAAAAGTACCTTCACATATTTTTCCAGAAAAGGCATAATTTGGTTCATTAATAGTTACACTATCAATTAATGAATATATGATTTCATTATTATCATCTGTAAATTGTGTGGTAAATTTATCAAATTTAATTGGTTTAGTTTTACTTACATCCCCATTATATTGAATAGAAATATTTGTTGTGGCACTTCTATAATATTTCATATTGTAACCTTGTGTTTCAACAATATCTCTAAAAGCTGACTCTTGAGTAGCACTAGGAATATGTGCTTGTAATGCACCTTGGTCACAGTTATAATTAATTTTATCTCCCATAAATCCTAGTAATTTAAGTAATGCTACTAGAGGGTCAGATTCATTTGTACTATTTGGGTCCCATCTACTTGTTAATGTATTAACTAATTCAGTTATTTCTGGATATAGTTTTTGGAAATCCTTATTAGTATATGATATATTACTAATTTGTAATTCTTTATCTGAATACATATCCTAGTCCTCCTGTTGGAAAATTACTAAACTGTAATTTTCTTGTGAATAATCTACTACATAAGTAGCTTTAATATTTGCAACTAATTTTCCTTTAGTTGTTTGAATGACATCTATGTCTTTCCTATTAACAATTAATTGTGGCATAAATGTTTTAATTTGAGAATAAATCTCATCTATAATAATATCTTTAAGTACATTATTATTGGGTTCAAATATATATCTCTTTAGTCGTATTCCAAAATAAGGGTCTCCTAAAAACTGACCTTTTTCCGAACCTAATAAGATTTTCAAATTACTTAAAGTTGCTTCTTTATCAGTTATAATATTTGATGATGTTTTATTTTTAAATATTTTTGGGAATCCAATTGATTTCATAATTAAACCTCACTTAAAATATCTCTACTACAGTATCTACAAGATAAGAATCACTAACTAATCCGGTAAATATACGTGGATTACCATCTTCATTTAGTGAACTTATAACAACTTTAAGTTCATCTGCATTTGTGCCATAAACACCTATTATATAAGATTCACAATATCCCCATGAAAAATCAACATCATGTTCTGAAAAGTCTACAACCACATCAGTAATAAAAGAAAATGAATCATCTTCATATCTACCTGCTGCTGTAAGACAATTATTTACTCCATTATGACCTCTAGAATATAGCACTTGTGCGATATCCGCACTATTCTCAAAAGCTTCGCCATTATTACTTAATAATCTAAATGTCAAGATTTCACCCATACTTGATGCATCTGCATTATTAGCTAGAACAAAATTATGTTCATATAAATGTTTTTCATTTAATAGTAATTCCACATGGGCTTCTGTAGGGAATCTAGCATCTGCTTGCTCTCTAGTATAGAAATTTCCATAAACATCACTTATAGTAGCAAACTTATCATCTGATTCTTCTTTAGTATAAGCATCTGTAGTTCCACCACTCTCATCAATCTTATATCTATTATTAGCTACATCTCTAAATAGTCTTTCGATTTCATCCCCACTAATGTCTCCAATTGTAGTATTTTTAGGTAATTTTGCATTATGAGTAACTCTTAAATCTTGCACAATATCATTTGTTCTAGATTCAGTTTCACCATTACCTAAATATAATTTACCTAGAATTATTGGTTTTGATTTATCATTATCTTCAAAACTAACAAATACTATATCCCCAACATTATAACTATTTAAATGTTCAGGTTGATAACATAATGTTGCTTCGATACTTGAAGGGGATAGTTTAGAATCTTTAGATTGACCAGCTGATAAGAATATAGGTATAAATACTTCATATATATTATCATATTTCTCAACACCATTTTCAGTTATCCATTTACCTGTAGGTATTTTTGTAATCTTTCCTTTTGTAATCATAAACTAACCTCTCATATATTTATTATACAATAATATTATATATTATTGCTGTGAATTATCCCCACCGACTCTAGTTAATGATAAACTCGTCTTAAATCCTTGTTCACTGATATTATCTATTTGTTGGGTTAAAATATATAATCCACTAGAGTTATGTTTTTTACCATAAAAATATACATTTAATCTAACATAACTCATTAATAATGCAGGTCTTAATAATCCTTTTAATGTAAGGTTTACTTTAATTGGATATTGAGTCACTTTAGTCCACCAAGTCTTATCTTGTTCTTGTGTGGTAAATGTAGGGTTCTTACTTGAAATCATTGGAGAGTATACTTGTTCAAGATTACCATCATTATCAATTCTTTGAACATAATAACTCTGATTTAATTTAGCTTGGTAATCGTATAGTATTGAGAAATTTTCATTATTTTCAATGTTAAATTGTGTCACTATATTTTGAGATGGGAATCCTATATCAATTACATATGTATCTATAGGGTCATCATTTTTATTATTTCTAACTATTTCAAAATAAGGTCCATCAAAAATAAATTCACTATTCTCATCACTTCTATTATAATTACTAGTACTATCAATTATATTTAATGTATATATTGAACCTTGTTGTATTGAATTAGGATTAATATCTGATGGTTTCATACAATTTACTAAATAAGATAAATAATCTAATGGAGATGTATTTTCGTGCAATTCTAAATCTACAACTCTATCTCCACCAGGAATTAAATTATAAGATTCTACTAAATCTCTATTTTTCATTCCTGTAAAAATTTCTAACATCCCAAAATCACCATATAGTAATTCTTTTATAACATTACTTGGTTTATCTCTAGTTGCTCTAAATGTATAGGCACCAGATGTAGCCAAGAATGCACTACTTACAGCACTAACTGTATATTGTATTACTGATGATTGAATTTGAAAATCTTGTTTAATATCAGTAATAACTGCTTGTTCTTCTCTATAAATAAAAGATGGTACTGATAAGTCACCATAACTAAATACTATTGTACGTGTTTTACTTACTGAACTAAATACTTTATCAAAAAAATTAGGGTCATCAGTTTCTGTAATAGGATATACTAACACTAATGTATATGTATTAACCTTACCATTTATCTTCTTAACTTGTAATGATTTAACATAGTTAGGATATTGTACCTTATTAGATACCTTATATTGGTTATCAGTTTGATATTTAGATTTTGCATATACACCAAAAGTATAATCGCCAATTGTCACTTTTACAAAAGGAACTTCAACTCTACTTTGACTTGATAATAATGATAAATTACTTGGCATAAATATCACCTGTATAGTAAATATATGAAATTGATGGAATTTTAATTGTTTTAAATTTGTCAGTAAGTTTCATAAATGGGTCAATTATTCTATTGAAATCTGCAATAATCCAATAATAGTCAGGACGACCATAATAGAATAGTGCAAGTGAATCTAATGTATCACTTGGCACTAATGTATGTAAAGTATATGAACTATTGTCACTTAATGGTTTACATAGACCATATACATATTTTTTATTTAAGGTATCATAATAAAATGATACTGATTCATATCTTGATAATGCAGGATAGTCTTTTGTTTGTTTATCTATATATGTATTCATAATTAACACCTACCCTTCAAATGTTACACCATTTCTAAATGCTCTAGATATACCTCTAAATGAACCTAATTCCATTACAGTATCTGCGTCATATGGGTCAACCTCATAAACTGTAAATCCAATAGTAACTAATGCATATTGTCCATTACTTAACATTGGTGGTGCATAGGCTACAGTTACTCCACCAATAACAACACCTTTAATAAATATATCTTCTCCTGCACCAATTCTAATTGCAACCATAGGTGGTATAACTGATTTAGATGCTTCAACATATCTAGGTAATGCAATTGCTTGAATTTTTCTAATCAATGCATTTACATAATCTTCACCTACTTCTAATGTAGCATTACTTAAACCATTTGCATTTACTGAATCAAGTAAATCTCTATGTAACTCGAATTGAAATGTCATAGAACGTGGTCCTGAATTTGAATATGAGAAGACTGGTGCTGAACGAGATAGAGCTGTTGTTTGTTGGAAATTAGATTGTAATGTATCTGTAATACTTTCTGGATATGTAGGTAAAAATATTACCTCATCAGTATGATACATATAAATATAATTTCCTGTTTTAATTAACTCTTTTTTTCTTTCATTATCTGCCATACTAGTACTCCTTTATAGAATCATTCGTAGTTTCAATAATTAATTTTTCTTCTACATCCTTATCAACATATCCAAATGTATCACTACGTTTATCTAATACACCTTTTTTAATAGCATTTAAATATATAAGTAATCTTAATTTAGGAGTATACTCTCTATATGGGGTATATGTACTAATAATTCCTTGTTCTAATAAACTATCTTGTACTCTATCAATATTTGATATTATTTCATCATTAGGAGTTATTACATTGTCAGTTAAGTATTCCATTAATCTATCGGCAAAAGGATGTTGTTTAGAGTCATTCTTTTGTAATAACTGACTATCACTTGTAAAATAATTATTACTTATATTATCATTATTTAAATTTGAATAATTAACTAATAAATTTCTATATTTAGATGGATAATAATTATATCCTTTATCTCCTAATACATTATTCATATATCTTTTAGAAATTGTTACTTTAGTTTTTTCATCCACTGTAGGTTCATCTGATATTTCAGTAACTACTAGTGATGATTCATTTAAAAATGGTATTTTAATAATTAATTTAAGTTCACTTTCTCTACTGAACAATTCAGCTGGTATATGACTTAAATCAGTTAAATTATATAATTTATCATAAATTACACAATTACTAAATCTTAATCCATTAAATTTTGCATAGGTATCTTGATAAAAATATTTTAATTTATCATCTCCACCAATTATAATTTTATTAACTTGGTTATCATTCTCATATATTGTTGCAACTACTTCAATGTCAAATGAACAATCAATGGCTATTGCATATTTCTTCCAAAATTTAACAGGTACTACACATAATTTATATGCACCATTTGTACTATCAAATACATTATCAAATGCAATAAATTTTTTAGCATATTCTCCACTAAAACAATTATACATTGACATTAAATCTAAATTCTCATAATCTCTTACAAATCTTAAGTAATCTCCAAGTTCTTTATGTGTAATATAATCATATTGATTACTTTTAATAGGTAAGGTATGTGTAATATTCAACATTGGTCTATTCTTGTCAAATACATCACAAAATATAAAATCATCTGGATTATAACCAAAATCATCAAAAAATTTAGTATTCTTTGCAATTACTACATTTGTCTTATAGATATATGTCATTCCTTTATAGATAAATAATCTATCATGGTCTCTTATAACCTTACATTTAGGGAGATTAAATGATTTTAATAATTGTTTAATTTGACCAACAAATATATTATTGAAATTATATTCTAGCATAATCATTCATCTCCTATTCTATGTAAGTCCAGGTGTTCCACCTGTAGTATAGAAAGGTTCTTCCATTCTAACAGTTAATGTTTCACCTAATCTATCTAATATTTTATTTAAAGTAATATCTATTGAGTTAATCTTATCTGCAATTTCAGTCTTCATATCTACATCTGAACTTGCCATAATTTCTCCTTTAGATTTACTTTCACTTTCCATTTGTTCATTTGCACTTTGTTTTGCTGATGCTAATGAACTCTCATAGAATGCACTACCACTAGATTGTCCCATAACTGTAGATTTAGAAGTTTGCATTCCACTTTGAACTGGTTTTACCTCTCCTAGTGTTGCTGTGGCAATATCTCTATTTATTCCTAATGTACTTAATGTTCTACTGAAATCAACAGTATTACCTACACCACTAATAATATCTCCAATCATACCAAGTGAACCAACACCCATAATTCCTAATTTCATCAAGTTCTCAACTGTAGTATTTAAATCTAAACCAGTACCCATACCAAATATTGCAGGGATATTAATACCACCGGTATATTCTTGAATCATATCAGTTATTCTCCAAAGTGCAGATGTAACTGGGTTATCTGCAATATTAGAGAACATTGAGAATTGAGCATTTTCAATAACAGTATTAATTGCATCTGCCATTGCTGTTCTAGATGTCACTTGTCTCATTTGATATTCCAATTCACCTATAGTATTACCATAGGTCATATTAGATTTATATATTTCATCTATTGCTTTTCTATTTAAATTTAAAGCTGCAGTTAAATCTGATACACTGACACCAAATGTTGATGCATACTGATTCTTAACAACTTGATTTGTTGAACTACCAATTTCTTGTAAATATTCAACAATTGATTTTAATAATTTATTAGTTTCATCAGTATTAATTTGTCTAGTTAACATATCTGCATATGATAACCCAGCTCTACTTGCAGCCATAACAATTAAACTTTGAACTGATGAACTTTCAAGTCCACTTACATCACCTGTTGCAAGATATCCCAATGCTGATGCTAAATTACCTACAGTAGTTGAACTTAAACCTACTGATGATAATGAACCTAACCATTTTTGGATTTGATACTCAAATTCAACACCTCTTTGAACATCTAATTGTGATGTAGCATCTACGATTGCTGTAGTTACATCATCAAATGAATCACTTAAGTATTCAGTATTTTGGAACATACCATTTAAAAATCTAGTTAAGTATGCTTCCATACCTAATCTACTTGCAGTGGAGTCGGCTTGTTGTAATCTTACTATTCTCATTAAACTTGCATTTGCAGCATCAAATGTTGTTGCTACCTTATCACTTACAGTTTGTAAGAATGCTCTTTGTTCCAAATTAAATGCTATACCACTTTCTACTAAACTATTTAAATTCTCTAATAATGTTTGAGTTTTTAAATATGGAGTTATACCAACATTTCTTAATAATGAATTTTGTATTGAACTAAATCCACTACCTGAACCTTGTAATCTAGTATTAATTGCTGTTTGATATTTAGAGAATGTCTCTGCAACTTGTTTATATAAACCATCTGCAGCCGACATTGCTTTATTGAAATTCTCATTCATTCTCTTGGCACGAGACTCTGATGAAAATTGGTCTTTAATCATGGCAGCGGAAGTCTTTGCCCACGCTTTAGTGGCACTCATAGTTCCATCAGCCACCATTTGGTCTAATTGGTCTCTATAAGCTTGTAAATCTTCTTCTCTTTCTTTACGTTCTTCTTCTAATCTTTTCTTTCTATCTTTAGCAATTGTCTTATCTAAATTTTGAGCATCCTTAAGTGCTCTTTTAGCTTCATCTTTTTGCTCTTGTTCATATTGCTTTCTCTTATAATCAGCTAATTTCTTAACTAATGCAGCTTGTTCTTTAGAGTCTATAGTTAATGATTCATGTTGTAATAATCTTTTATACTTGGCAATTTCTTCTTCCATTGCCTTTTGTTTATCACGTTGTTCCTTTAAGTAGGCATCTTCAGCTGTTTGTCTTGTATTAACTTGACCTATATTAGGATTATTATTATCTTTTAAAGCCATAGACAATCCTCCTACTTTCTATTTTGTCTTTTTTGTTCTAATTCTCTTCTTTGTTCTTCATATTTTTCTTGAATCTTTTGTGCTTCTTCCACCAAGAAACTTAATATATAGTTTCTTTCAGTAGGAGACATTTTCAACACATCCTCATATGATGTATGTATATGTTTTGAAATTAAATAACAATCTTGAACTAAACTCTTATATAAAATTGGTCCTAATGGATTACCCTTTTCATCATAGAGTTGGCCAAAAAAATTCAGATGTGGGGCGAAAGGTACTTGTGTAGTCTTTTTGACAACGTGGATTTCCACATTGAGTTACAACTACAGTATCTAGTCCTATCATACTATTTATTTTTTCAGCTGCATCAAAAATAACTTTTGCATCCATCACTGGTAATTTTTGTACAAAATTTTCAAGTCTAATTGGGTCTAAAACCTCACCATCTACTTCTTCAATTAAAGCCTCTAATGTTAACTCAAAAGTTGGGTCAATTGAATTAGGGTCTTTCTTAAGTCTTGCATTCTTTTGTTTATTAATGTTTTCTAACATTGCAGGTGTTTGATATCTTAATGTTATAGTCTTTCCTGTTCTAGGTAATTCAACAGTAAACATTGATTTCATTTTAGGGTCATATTCATTGACATCTAAATCTTCTAGATTAAATACTTGTTCTTCAATCTCATTACAATAAGGACATCTAGTTGTCATTTTATATTCGGTACCATATGATACTATTCTTAATTTATGCATCATAAACTGATAATCACCTAAACATAAATCTTTAACTGGGATTCCTAAGTCAGTTAATAAACAATCCTCTATTATTTCACACATTGTTAAATAAGGAGTCTTTGTTGGAGATAATCTTTTCATCTCTTCAATTGTAGTCATACTTCTTAATGTGAATTCAGGATTTACTTTCTTATCGTAAATTAATCCCTTTGATGGTAATGTAAAACTTTCTTGTATTGTATTCATACTAATTTCCTTTCTAATTGATGTAAAATTGCCTTAATTTTAATTTTTATATGAAATACTTATAACTTATGGCAAATTATATAAAAACTAATTATACGACAAATTTTACTATAATATAATAAAAATATCATAGAATATTATACCATATGATTATTTGTCATAGTTCATATGTACATACTCTATGATATTATACAATATTTCTATATTAAGATTGTGAAACAAACTCTACTGATTCCATATCATCTGGTAAATGAGGGATTGCTCTATCATATTCGATTGTTGCTGTAATTTCTCTCTTACCATCATCATCAGATGAGAATTCATTTTCATCTAATTTTGAAATCCATACACCATACATATCCCAATATCTAATCATTCTATGGTCTGGAGTATATTCAATTAATTTTGCTTGAATCTTATAATCTTCTGCTCTACCTACTGATTCATCTTCAACGTGTGCAGCAAGTCCTCTCCATGCTTGTAAAATTCCTTTAGTATTTGCACCAATATAATCATTAAATTTAAATGAACCTGAGTCATAAGTAATTGCACCTGCAAATTTAACAGTACCATTACCACGTTTAACCTCGATTACATTTTGAGTAAAATTAGGAACTGAAGCTGAACTTACTGATAATCTAATTACTTCTTGTGCAATATCTGCTTTAAATTGTTCATAGTCAGATGCATTTGCTCTTTCAGCACCTAAAGCAATTAATGTATCAGTGAAGATAGGCATAAACACAAAGTTATTACTTCTTGCAGGAGTATATAACTCAGGATGCATTGCAATATGATATGTTCCTAAAATATCTGTTGATTTATTTTTACTTGGCATATTATTCTATCCCCTTTCCTATTCTTCAGTGACAGTGAATGAGTCAACTAATTCTACTAATAAATTAAATTTTTCAACTGCTTCAATTGGAATAATACTGATTATAGCTGCAAGTGTGGCTTTAACTGTAGTATCAACTTTAATCATCTTATAATCTTTAATTCCTTGATTAGTTTTCATAACGTCTAATAGTTGTTGAATTTGTGACTTAAAGTTGAACCATAATCTATCACTATTTTGTTCAAACATATAAGCTTTAGAGCTTCTATATAATTGTTTCTTTAAGTCAATTACAAGTTGTCTAATATTTAAGAATGAACTTGCAATTAATCCTTGAGATAATGCATTATCCCATAATGTTCTATTACCCCAAATTAAGATTCCATATGGATTAACTGTTGTGATAGGGTTAACAGCAACACCTGTATCTGGAGTTAATAGATTTGCTTTCTTCTCACCATAATTATAAATAGGTGTTCCTTTAATTGTACCTCTTAATCTACCTGCAGTTGCATACCAAGTAGGATTATCTTCAACTGAATTAATAAATGCATCTAGATAAGCAACTGATGCTGGTAATGTAATATCACTACCACTTATTGGATATTTACACCAAGGACTAAACATTGCAGCATATTTAGATGTAACTAATTGTGCAGACGCTAGTACACTACCTACATCTGTCAAGTCATAAGGATGGTCTAATAATAATAGACAATCTCCTCTTTCAGCTACTATTGTTTGTAATTTACTAATTGCAGCTGATACTGTTCCACCTGCAATATAATATACACGTCCTGCAGATGCAGTTTGACTATCATCTAATACATATTGACCATTTTGATTTTGGTAGAAGAATTTTCCAGCTTCATACTCAACTTTAACATAGTATTCTCTATCTGCATTAAATTCACCATTGTCTAACACCCACGCTGGAGTTGTTATATCATAATAATAATATTTTGATGGTTGATATGATAATACATCAACATTTGCAGCTACATAGTAACATTCAAATGCATGACTTAAATCTTCAGTATATCCTGCAGGTGAACCTGTAACATTAGTAAATGTTTTAATATTTGTATAATTTGGATTAGGTGCAGTTATATATCCACCTAATGTTAAGAATCTAACATCATATAATCCTTTATCATCTAAATCATCATAAAATGACTCTTGACTTAAAGCTTCCTTTAAACCATCATAACTTGTATAAGGCCCACCATTATTAGATGGTGATTTATATAATACTTTAAATCCACTATTCAATAAGAATTTTGCAGTAAGATATCCAGGGTCTCTTGTTATATTATTTGTACTAAATGGTGCATCACCATCACTATATACTGGACATTCACCAAAATTCTCAACTAATTCATCCGCATTATTAAGTAATACGAATTTATCTAAATTAGAATTTAATCTACTTCCACCTGGAACAAATACTACATAATCTTGTTCAGCTGATAAACCTGCAGAAGTATTGTCTCTTTCTCTAATATCAATAACAGGCATAATTGTTCTCCTTTTTATTATTTTTTATCTATATAATTTAGCTAGTCTTTTAATTCAATATTTGAATTTTCTTCATCAATACTAACATTGTTTTTATATGGTAATGAGAAGAAATAAGCATCATCTACTACAAATCTAATTGTCCACCTTGTAAATTGGTCAGGTGCCAATCTTAATGGTATGTCGGATGTATCTTCTATTGTAGGTAATACTCGAATATTACTCCAATGTTCATATTGAATATTATTATAAGGTAAAATTACCTTTACTGTAGGGAAATTTTGTAATTGGAACACAAAGTTCCTTAAGTATTCATCTCCCTCATTAAAATATCTAGTGTATATATCTATTTGATAAGATATAGTCATTGGTATTGCATCAATTTGTAATGATTTATCATGAGTGGCAGCTAGCATCATACCATCATATGACATTACTTTTTTATGTGTATATTGTAACTCAATTTCAGGATTTCTAGTTATAGTAATTAAAGGTAGTGTTATAGGAGTATCTTTAGTCTCATCTGCCTTTATTTGAAATAATCTTTCAGTTTCATCTGGAGATAACACCTTTAATGACTCATCCTTAATCCAACTTTTAATTTTAGCCACTATTGCTTCGTCATATAATCTAATAGACATATTTAAACCATCCTATTCCTTAATTTATATAATTGGTAATAACTATATCCTTGATTTATTATATCGTTAAACCATTTTGAAATTGTATATGTTCCTTTTACATCTAAATTACCAAACTCAATTAAATTAATTAACTCCGATATTTTATGACCACTATATCGTGCATTAGAATTTAAATCTAATAAATAATAATGTTTTGTTATAGTGACATATGAGTGGTTAAGTGCATATATTAATATGTCATATGTATAAGTTGGTTTTCCAAATAATTTAGTTAAATACTTATCCATCTTAACATATTTATAATTCATTCTATCTGAATTCCACTTAACTTTTAAAATGTATGGAACAAAATTTATAAAATATCCATCTGAGTAATTATCATAAATTTTTAATTGCATATTATAAATCCTTTATTTGGTTTAAATATGTCTTTAAATCTTTTAATAATTCTTTATCTCCACTTATTTTACTTAATAAATTATCTAATTTATCTTTATCTTGAATTTCTTCCTTATTGTCTTTCTTAATATTTCTAGATAATAATGAAACATTCTTTCTAATTTCTTGTTCAGTTCTCATTAATTTATTAATTTTATTTGGAGTTGGTTTTGCACCATCATAATATAATACAAGATTAACTAATTCTCTATAACTAGGTTTAGATGAATCTACAAATTGATGTCCAACACTATCACCTGAAAATGTAATTAATCTAGGAGTTCCATCTTGATTTTCAACATCTTGATATTCACTAACTAATCTTCTACTTTCATAATCATCAGTTAAGTATGCCCAAACATCAATTACATAATCTTGTTTTCTCTCATTATCATCATAGAATTCTGAGTCCTCTAAAACACTTGCCCTAGTTCCATCCATTAAAGATTTATTAGTTAGTACATTATTAGAGTATTTATTGTTTATTATTGCCAACTCATTATAAGTAGGCTTTATGTTAACTCTATTTAAATACTCTAAATAATTAATGAAAGGATTATTATTTTTATTTAATGTTTTAAAGGCTGACACCCAATTACCAATTAAATTCATAGAAGATTCATCATCTACAAGATATGATAAATTTTTAAGATTATTTACAATGTAATAAGAAACTACTTTATTAATATCTTCTGGAGCACCTGTAATTGCTTTTTGTAATGCACCTTCATAATCATTTCTTTGTACTAAATCATAAATATCAGTACTTGTAAATTCTTGTTCAGTAGGAAGACTTGCTTCAGTTAAAATCAATTTATTCATTATGTATCTTCCTCCACTAATAAATTAAATGTATCTTGTGAATGAGATAATTGACTTCTGTCAAAATTATCTATATATTCAGGAACTATCTTACATGCAACTGAAGCTGGGTAAATCATTATTCCACTGATATCTACTACTCTAAATACTCTTCCCTTTGTATTATCAAATCCACTTGGAACAATGAATAATGCACCTTGCTGCAAATTCTCTAAATCATATGGAACGTGTATAACTGAAGCATCTTCTTGTCTTTCAGAATTCCATCCTAATAATTTAGTAGTCTTTTGTGTAGGGTGTTCTTCAAAGATACATCCTACAACTTTAGGAGAACTGTAACTAGATATCAATTCTCCTTGTGTAGTATATTGTTTATTTTGATTAATAGGAGTTTTGTATAAACAATTTACTCCCATTAATCTAACCATTTCTTTGAACCATTGTCTATGTAACTTAATATCAGGAGTTAATAATTTCCCATAACTATCTCTTGATGTGATATAATTTTCATCCATACTACTAACCCCTTTCTAAAATCAAATTATTTTCTTCTATTAGAAACTTTACCACGAATATTTCTAGAATTTCCATCTACTTTAACTTTATAATCAAAGTTTAAACTTTCTGATAATAGTTTTTTATTTTCAACTGTACAGTTTAATGTGAATGCTTTTTTATTCTTAGCAAATGTTTCATTAATACCTTTGTATTGTAATTTATTTTCTTTTTGAGATGACTTTTCAAATAAGAATTTAGTTTCTTTTGTTTTTCCATTCTTATATGTTAATAATCCTTCAAGAATTAAATTACCTTTTTCTGATTTACAATTAGATAATTTGAAATCTTTTACATTTTCATAAACTGAAATACAATATTTATTAACTAGATTTTCAAATAATGATTCATCAACATCATCATAAGTATCAGTAGGTTCTAACTCAGATAAGATTTCATAAACTAAATCTGGATTACCTTTTACGAAATTGAAGAATGCATCTTCTTCAGCTTGTTGTTCTTTAGTACCTCTTGGTAAATCTTCATATCCATCAGTACTTATTGTAATATCTCCAGATTGAACTCTATCTTTAAAATCATCATAAAGAGTATCTTCTAAATCAGTGTAACTATATAATTTACCTTTGTATGCAACTTCAGGGTCTGCCCACTCACCATGCCAAATAAATTCAACTTCAGGAACACCATAGAATAAATCAGCTTCTACTTCTCCTGTTTCTTGGTTATAATGAGCTTCTAAAAATTTAGATTTCTTTTTAGGAGTTTTATCATCACATCCTTCAGTTTTACAAGATTCTTTCTTAACACCATAATCAGCTAAAATTTGTTTAGCATTGTCGGCTTTGAATCCATTTTGTTTTAACCAATCTTT